TGGAGCACAAGGAACAACTGGATCACAGGGAATAACTGGATCACAGGGAACACAGGGTACACAAGGTGTACAAGGATTAACTGGATCACAGGGATCACAGGGTACACAAGGTGTACAAGGATTAACTGGCTCACAGGGATCACAGGGTACACAAGGTGTACAAGGATTAACTGGAACACAGGGTACACAAGGTGTACAAGGATTAACTGGAGCACAAGGAACACAGGGTACACAAGGTGTACAAGGATTAACTGGAGCACAAGGAACAACTGGATCACAGGGAATAACTGGATCACAGGGTACACAAGGTGTACAAGGTAGAACAGGTGCACAAGGAATAACAGGTTCACAGGGCACAATAGGCACACAAGGAACAATAGGTGCACAGGGTACAATTGGTTCACAGGGCACAACAGGTGCACAAGGCACAACAGGTGCACAGGGCACAATTGGTTTACAAGGCACAATAGGTACACAAGGTGTACAAGGATTAGTTGGAGCACAAGGTCTTACAGGTTCACAAGGTACAACAGGTGCACAAGGCGCAATTGGTTCACAAGGTACAACAGGTGCACAAGGTACAACAGGCGCACAGGGTACAATTGGTTCACAGGGCACAATTGGTTCACAGGGCACAACAGGTACACAAGGAACAACTGGTTTACAAGGTACAACAGGTGCACAAGGTACAACAGGCGCACAGGGTACAATTGGTTCACAGGGCACAACAGGTACACAAGGAACAACTGGTTTACAAGGTCTTATTGGAACTGGTGCACAGGGCATTCAAGGTATTCAGGGTTTACAGGGCTCTGCTTCTGGTGTTCCACTAACATTTAATAATGGAACAACATCTACATCATCAACTGCTGGACAATTTAACTTTAACAACGCTACAGTATCTTCTGTAACAAATGTGTATATAAATAATACTTCAGGAAGCTCAATAGCAAATGGAGATACTATTTGGTTTACATTTGGAGCAACTTGGGCGGAATTTCAAGTTTCAGCAACACCAACATTAAATACTACAACATATACAATTCCTGTAACTTTTGTATCAAATGGTGGAACATTTACAAATGGAATAACATACAGCTTTATTCAATCAAGACGTGGTTTACAAGGCATACAGGGTTTTCAAGGTTTAACAGGAGCTGGATTACAGGGAACACAAGGCATTCAAGGTTTACAAGGCATCCAAGGTTTTCAAGGTTTAACAGGAGCTGGATTACAGGGAACACAAGGCATTCAAGGTTTACAAGGCATCCAAGGTTTTCAAGGTTTAACAGGAGCTGGATCACAGGGAACACAAGGTTTACAAGGTTTAGTTGCTTCACAAGGTATTCAAGGAGTTCAAGGTTTACAAGGAATTTCAATTCAAGGTATTCAAGGTTTACAGGGAACTAACGGTTTACAAGGCACTACTGGTACTTCTGCTGGTGTTTCTTATGCAACAACAGTTGCGGTTGCAGCCACAAATTACAATTTAACATCTGCATCTGCTAGAAATCAGTATTATACTGGAAGTGCAAGCGGTACTACTTGGTATGTTAATTTGCCAACCACAAGCACTTTATCACTTGGTGATTCTTTTCTTATTGTTAATTTAAGTACTGCTACTGCTCCCGCAGCAATTAGGACAGGCAGCGCAGCATCACTTGTTAATTTACCTATTCAAGCAAGAATTCGTTGCACGGTCATTTCAACATCGGTAGATACCAATAGTGCATGGGATATAGCATACGAGAATTTGCCAATAGATGATCCGCAAGCAAGTACAAGTTATGGACTTGGTACAATTGTTCCTGGTGGAATTGCTGGCACTACTGCTGCATCAGGTATTGCTTTTGGTACAAATACTTCACAAGCCGCCGTAATAATAGGACCAGTTTCAAACCAATCCGTAGGCGGCAGCATAAACATCGGTCAGCGTACAAGCACCACCAACTATGCTAAAACAACTATTAATGGTTCAACAATACTAGGTGCTGGAAATACAACATACGCTCCATTAAACCTTACTTCGGGAACAAGCCAAACCTCACCTACTGCGGGTGCAATTGAGTATGACGGAAACGCAGGATACTTTACAACTACAGCAACAGCAGGTCGCGCAGTAATTGATCTATCTTATTTTGAAATACTTTCTACTGCTAAAACGCTATCATCGGCAACTGGAAACCAAGCCATGTTTAACGCAACTACTAACGGAGCGTTTACCGTAGCGGCAAACACAAGTTATTTGTTTGAAATAGTTGCCAACATTATTACAACAGGTGCAAGTAACTCATTTTTATTAAACTTTAACTTTGGTGGTACGGCAACATTTACTTCAGCCTATTTTCAAACTATTTATTCACCGCAAACATCGGCTGGAACTGCTGGAACGGCTCGTCATCTTGTTTGGACAGCGGCAACTGGTGGAAATATGTACACAACTACATCACAGGCACTTGCAAATCCTTTCCAAGTTAAGGGTGTTTTAAGAATTAACGCTACAGGAACAATTATTCCGCAAATTGCGTTTTCTACTGCCCCAGGTTCATCTCCTACCCAAACTGCGCCAGGTTCATATATTCGTTTAACACCAATAGGAACAGACACCGTTGCATCTGTCGGTTCCTGGACATAATGAAATTTACAAAAAGTCATAATGGCTATTGATTTTCCAACAAGCCCTACAATAGACAAAACATATAGCAGTAGGGTATAATCAATAGATGAATCTTGTTCAAAAATCCGTCCAATATGGTGGAAAATTAGCACCATTGGTCATTGAAAAAATATTGACATCTGGGACGGGATTAATGAACCCATCCATATTTATAGATGATGATGGAGAAATACTAGTAAATTTAAGACATACAAATTATACTCTTTATCATTCTGAGAATAATCAAAAGTTCCCGTCAATTTGGGGGCCATTATCATATCTACATCCAGAAAAAGATCTAACACTTAGAACTACTAATTATCTTATGCGTTTAGATGATAATTTAAATGTAATGAATAGTTGTTTAGTTGACACTAGTACTCTTGATGTCCCGCCCGTGTGGGAGTTTATTGGACAAGAAGATTGTCGTTTAGTTCAATGGGACGGGGACTATTATAATATTGGTGTTCGCAGAGATACAAAGCCTAACGGCGAAGGTCGTATGGAATTATCTAAGATTGAATTAGATAAAAAGAATTGGACAGCAAAAGAAGTATCTCGTATTAGAATTCCAGCTCCAGGAACTGATGAATCATATTGTGAAAAGAATTGGTATCCTATTATTGATAAACCTTATCATTTTGTTAAGTGGACTTCTCCTACTGAAATTGTAAAGACTTACCCAGATCTTCCCGCTCGTTGCGATCAAGTTTCAATTAAAGAAACAGGCATTGCAATGCTTGCAGATCAACGGGGCGGGTCACAATTAATCCCTTTTGGTAATTACTATCTATCTATTACACACGAAGTAAATCTATTTTTTAATTATCTTAATCAAAAAGATGGAGTATATCGTCATAGATTATGTGTATGGGATAAAGAATATAATTTAATTGGAGTATCTCCAGAACATTTTTCATTCTTAGATGCAAGAATAGAATTTGCTGCTGGTGCAGCAGTACATAATAATGATTTGTTAATATCATTTGGATTTCAAGATAATGCAGCATTTGTATTGCGTGTTCCAAATAAATTAGTTACAGAAATGATAGAGGAGATTATTCAACATGCCAACAATTGAAAAGTTAGTTGAAGATGCTTCTCATGATATGTTTAATCCAAAACTTAATTTTGAGATTGCTAAAAAATATGAAGAAATGGGTCAATCTGCATCTGCAATATCATTTTATTTAAGAGCTGCAGAATATGGACACGATATAGATCCACTTGTTGTATATGCATCACTTTTAAGAATGTCTCTTTGTTTTGATTCACAACGTGAAAGAGAACATACTACAAAACATTGCTTGTTACAAGCAATACAATATTTGCCAAATAGACCAGAAGCTTATTTTCTCCTATCTAGATATTATGAAAGAAAACAAGATTGGCAGGAATGTTATACATGGGCTCAGGTAGGGCTTACTCACAATTCCCGCTTAGAAGCTCTTCCAATTGATGTTGAATACTATGGATTATATTGCCTTGAATTTGAAAAAGGCGTATCGGGCTGGTGGCTGGGAAGAAAAGTAGAATCCAAAGAAATATTTGAAAGATTGCTTAAACAAGATATTAGTTTAACATACAGATCATCTGTAGAATATAATCTACAAAGACTTTAATGCATGCATTTTGTACTTATTTTGGTATACTTATAGCATATGAGCCTGCAAACTACTAAGGGTTTCAACTACCCACAATATACTGATACTCCCGACGTCCCTAGGGATATTTATGCATTGGCTTCTGAAATTGATAATTACCTTACAACAAATAAAGGACCTCAAGGTATTCAAGGTTTTACTGGTATTCAAGGTATTCAAGGAATACAAGGTTTAATAGGCGTACAAGGAATACAAGGTCGTCAAGGAATTCAAGGTGTTCAAGGACTTATTGGTTTGCAAGGTGTTCAAGGACTTATTGGTTTGCAAGGTGTTTATACAGTTTCTACAACACCTCCAGCAACACCATTAACAGGAACTGCTTGGTTAAATACAAACACTGGTCGTCTATATGTTTATGATGGTTTAGAATGGTTTGAACCTTATGGAAATTATTTGGGCGTACAAGGATATAACGGACCACAAGGATTACAAGGTTCAGGAGCATCACAAGGTTTACAAGGACCTTCAGGTTCAACAGCAAAAGTTACAAAATCTGCAGTATCTTTGGGCAATATTCCAGTATCAACATCATTTACAGAAACTGAAATAACTTCTGTTTGTCAGCGTGGTCTGGTATCATTATTTAATATAACGGCTGATACTCCAACCCAGTTTGACATAGAGGTTCGCTCTGCATCAAGTGGCGGGGGAACAGTAATGTTATCTACAGCAGGATTTTATGGAACTTCATACAATTTATCAGCACCTTGGTATTTTGAAGCAGATTCAGGAAATTCAATGTGGATAAGAGTTAAAAATGTAAGTGGATCTACAGCAAACTTTACATTAGCAAATTTAAGAGTAGAAAGATTTGTATAGGAGATAAAAAATGGCATATTATGAGACAACATATAACACAGCTAACCCAGCTTTAGATATTATGACTAATTTGCAGACATGGATGCCTGCAAATGGTTATGTTTTTGTTGAAACATATACATCTGGTACAAATATTAGTGATGTTTACAAATCTCCAGGAACATCTAACTCATTTGGTACAGATTTTTATATTGGATTTAATAGAATTTCTACAACTACCACAACTGTGTCAGTTATGGTATTTGAACAATATAACGTTTCAACACATTTAGCTACAAAATATGCTCCACAAACTGGTGGAACTTCTATGACTCCCGCTTCTGATGGATCTGTAAACGATTCTGGCGTTCTTTTATCATCAACAACAAGCGGGGCATCTTTATATAAAAGTACATATATTTACGCTCCAGTATCAACAGCTATAACACATTATGTTAATATAAATGTTAATAGAATAATTTGGGGAAATTCTACAAGCTATAGCGATAATGGCTACGCTGGATTATACGACCCTATTGGAAGTGCAAGCCTTTTCCCATTAATTGTTTTAAATATTGGATATAATAGCTACAACGGCACAATCACCCCTACATATACAAATTCTAGATCTGGAGCTTTAACGAGAGAAACATATGTTACAGCAGCAACAACTAATTGGGCTGTTTATAACTCCTACACATCTAGCAGCGCTGTTTTTCAACTTAGCAATGATGGAGTTCCTTCTGGTACAAATCCTAAAACAGGTTTTGTATATTCATCATTATTTACTTTTACATCTTTACATGCACCAGCATATCAAAGACAACTAGGAACACTTAAAGATTTTATATATAATCCTCAAGGTGCTGCTAACACTGCAGGTGGAGATACTTTATCAATAACTGTAGGTGCAAATACATACAACTATGTAAAACCATCTACATATGTAACTTATCCTTCTTACATGTGGATTCCAAAACAATAAGGATAAAATATGACAGCATATACAGGAGATCAACCACTATTAACTACAGCAACATCAACAACATTTACATTTAATAATATTTCTTTATTTTCTTCATATCCAAATAACAACAATAGTTATACTGCACAAACATATGTGCTCCTTTTAACACAATATTATGGAGATTCAATAACAAGTTTTATTTCTAGCTATAAATCAACAACATCAACAAATTTACAAGCATATACAAAATACCCAAAAACACCATAAGGAGAAATAATGACATATACAGCAGGATATGGAGATGTTGATAAATCTCCAACAGAAGAAAAAACATTTGATACTATTCAAGAAGCACAAGAATGGTTAAATCCTATTCTTGCTACTTTGCCTCCCGCCAAAGTTTGGGAGGAAGAACAAAAAAATGCAGAGGGTGAAGCCTTTCTACCAATTGTTCATCAAGAATGTTCATGGCATTCTTGGATTACAAACAATGACAATTAATCCGCTTTAACCAGGAATAATAGTATAATAAACTTATTATGGCCATAAGTTTTCCATCATCCCCGTCGTTAAATCAAACCTACAGCTACCAAGGTCGCACTTGGATTTGGAATGGTACTACTTGGGATTCTATTGGAACAACAATTGGTTCGCAAGGTGTTCAAGGTTTACAAGGACAAACAGGCGCTGGAACACAAGGTATTCAAGGCGTTCAAGGAACACAAGGAAATCAAGGTTTACAGGGATTAAGCATTCAAGGCACACAAGGTGTGCAAGGCTTGTCTATTCAAGGCATTCAAGGAACACAAGGCGTTTCTTATTTAGGTGTTTCATCAACAACAAGTATAACTTTAGGAACAGGCTCCCTTACATTTGCAGTGTCAAGTACTGGTGCATTTATAAATGGACAAAGAGTAATTGTAGTTCCGTCGGGATCTCCAACAAGTTATATTGAAGGACAAATTACTTCATTAACAGCAAATACTTCTATCACAGTAAACTCAGATAAATTTGTCGGATCTGGAACATATGCAGGATGGATATTTTCTGTTGCTGGACAAATTGGATTACAAGGTACACAAGGTATTCAAGGTCCAACTGCTGCACAGGGTACACAGGGTCTTCAAGGTTTACAAGGTCTTCAAGGTGGCGGATTTAATCAAGCACAAGGTTTACAAGGTATTCAAGGACAAGCTGGTTCAGTTCAAGGTACTCAAGGTTTACAAGGCACACAAGGTATACAAGGCTTACAAGGCATAAGTATACAAGGTATTCAAGGCGTTCAAGGTACTCAAGGTTTACAAGGCACACAAGGTATACAAGGCTTACAAGGCATAAGTATACAAGGTATTCAAGGTATTCAAGGTACTCAAGGTTTACAAGGCACACAAGGTATACAAGGCTTACAAGGCATTCAAGGAAATGTAAACACATATGCAATTTCATCAACACCTCCGTCTTCACCATTAATTGGGTCGGGATGGATAAATATTAATGACGGAAGAACATATATTTGGGATGGTGCAGAATGGTTTGAATCTTATGATAATCTTATGGGAGTTCAAGGTTCACAAGGTGTACAAGGTCTTCAGGGTGGCGGATTTAATCAAGCACAAGGTACACAAGGTTTACAAGGTTTACAAGGAGCAACTGGTACACAAGGTATTCAGGGTGCACAAGGCACACAAGGTGTTCAAGGATTTGGTTATGCACAACTTCAAGGAACTCAAGGCCTTCAAGGTTTAAGCATTCAAGGTATTCAAGGTCCACAAGGCACACAAGGTATTCAAGGATTTGGTTATGCACAACTTCAAGGAACTCAAGGTTTGCAAGGTGGTGGATTTAATCAAGCGCAAGGAATTCAAGGCGTACAAGGAGTGCAGGGATTACAAGGAGTTCAAGGACCTCTGGGTAACTTTAATGCACTTATTACTAATACAGGTGATTTAATAGTAGGTAATGGTTTTCAATCAACAACAAGACTTCCAGTTGGTACAAAATTTCAAACACTTGTTGTAGATTCAACACAATCACCAGGTATACGATGGGCAGATGACGTTCTTATACTAAAAATTATGGATGCAATTTAGCAAGTGCTATAATCTTTATATAAGTAAATTAACTCTAATTAATAGGAGAAAAAATGGCAGTAATAACAAAACTTTTAGCACGTACAGTTTTAACAACAACAAATACAACTGTTTTATACACAGTTCCAAATTCATCAACAACTACAACAATTACTAATATTGTAGTTAGTAATAGTACTGCTTCTGCAGCATCATTTAATTTAACAATTCCAGACGCTACTGGCACTCAAGTACAAATTGCAACAGCAGTTACAGTAGGAGCCAACAGCGTTGCTTTTTTTGATTTAAAGCAAGTTTTAGGCGGGACGGGAACACAAACAATCGTTGGATGGGCATCAACAAGCTCAGCTTTAGCAATTCATATAAGTGGTGTTGAGATATCCTAAAATGGGTACATCTGTTTATCCAGCAACTACTTCAATTATTAAATCTATACAAAGAGGAAATTCTTCCTCTTCTGGCCCAGTAACTATTACTTCTGTAAATACTGCAAAAACTTTTGTTTATTCTTTTTCTAATGGTTCAGCAGGATCTGCTGGCGTTACTGGTAGCTTTTCTGGAACACTTAGCCCAGCAGGCGGTACTTGTACTGCTACACCAGGAAGTGGTTGGGCAGGGGCAACTTTTCCAACATACGCTGGGTCACAATCTTTATCAGCAGGAGCAACATCAATTATTACATCCGCATATGGTGTAACATTAACTAATGCAACAACAATTACTGTAAATGGTTCTTGTTATTGGCAAGTTGTGGAGTACAACTAATGGGTTCAAATTTTTATCCAGTCGTTTCTTCTCCAATTAAATCTATTCAAAGAGGTAACGCTGCTTCATCGGGAACAGTAACAATTGCTTCTGTTAATACTTCAAAAACTTTTGTTCGTTCTTTTTCTAATGGTGCTGCAGGCTCTGTTGGAATAAATTCAAGTGAATCTGGGACATTGACTCCAGCCAGTTATGCCGTTTCTGGCGGTGGCGGTGGCCTTACTGGAGGTGGAAGCTGGGGAACGTATAGCGGAACAAGATCTTTTTCTGGTGGAACAACTAATTTAACTGTTGCAAAATATGGTGCATATTTAACAAATTCAACAACTTTAACTATAGATGGTGCTTGTTATTATGAAGTGGTAGAGTACAACTAATGGGTTCAAATTTTTATCCAGTCGTTTCTTCTCCAATTAAATCTATTCAAAGAGGAACAGCTGCTTCTGCAGGAGCAATAACTATTGCTTCTGTAAACACATCAAATACTTTTGTAAAATCTTATTCAACGGGATCAGCTGGAACAGTAGCAGCAACTGGAAATACCTCTGGAGGATTATCCCCATCTGGAGGAGTTGTTGGTGCTGGTGGTGGAGGAAATGCTGCAAGCTCAGGAAGCTGGCCAAATTATGTAGGAACAAGATCAATAAGTGCTGGATCAACTTCTTTAACCGCTTCTGAATATGGCGTTTATTTAACAAACTCAACAACATTAACTGCAACGGGTGCATGTAAATGGGAAGTAATAGAGTATAACTAATGGCAATTTCAGCATATCCTTCAGTCTCGTCTGGAATTAAATCAATACAATCTGGGACAACAGGTTCTGCAGGAGCAATAACAATATCATCTGTAAATACATCAAAATCTTTTGTTCACTCTTATTCAAATGGTTCAGCTGGTTCAATTGGTGCAACTGGAACTTTAAGCGGAACATTAACTGCTTCTGGAGGAAGTATGAATGCAGGAGGTGGCGGTGGTTCAGATAGTGGTGGAACAATGCCAAATTATGCAGGAACAAGAACTGTTTCCGCAGGAGCAACATCTATTGTTTCAAACGAATATGGGGTATACTTAACTAATGCAACAACACTAACTGCAACTGGAGCATGTGTATGGCAAGTTGTGGAATATAATTAAGGAGAAAAAATGACAAATTGGATTCAATTTAAAGACGGAGTGGCTTTTGCCTTTGTTAATTCAAGCAATTTTGTAGGAAATTCTACTCCTTTAGATGACAGTATTGACCCACACACAGTTTTAGCTAAAAAATATATTGACGGGGAATGGGTAGATGCCCCCCTTATTTATTTTGTAGAAGAGATGTTTGGCAATAAAGTTTTAAGAATTAATTCAACAGTATATGCTTCAGATGTAACTGGAGATATTGTTCATAAAGATGTAAAGGCAATGTGGACTAAGGATGAGAGTGGTAATTATGTACCTCCCGCCACTATTGCAGAAGCTACTATTTATGACGAGCATTTATTTACAGAAGGAACACAAGGATAATATATGGCAATAGTATTTCCTTCCAACCCCTCCCTTAATCAGCAATATTCATACGCTGGTCGCACTTGGTCATGGAATGGAACTGCATGGCAATCAGTAGGAACAGCAAATATTACATTGCCAGACATAGTACCTTTAGATAATCTTCAATATGAGTTTGATGGAATTCAATCAAGGTTTTATCCAAAAAACAATGGCGTTGTTCAAGCAATAACCAACCCTTTTACGCTTTTATTAAGCTTAAATGGTATAATTCAAAATGTAAGCTTTCCAGAAGTTGTTTGGGGAACCCCTTTCAGTTATGATGGTTTTACAATAGATTCAGATGGGTATATTGCTTTTTCTGAAGTACCACCAGCAGGATCAACATTTAATGCAAGAATAATGGCGGGACCCGTAACACAAAGCAGTACAAATACTTATCCATTTAAAGCAATGGACATTCTATTAGGAGCGAATTAATATGGCAAGAAAGATTTTGTTAGAAACAGGTTATACATTTGTACCAAGTACAAAAACAGTAGTATTACCAAGATATATTGGAAGAGAACGTTTAGTACTTATTACAAACGTTACTGCTAACAAAGTAATTTATAATTTTTCTGATGCCTCCCTCCTAGCAACTTCATATTCTAGTTATACTGATAACCAATTAATTGCTTATGTAACAGGTATGTCTGTAGCACCTGCAACCGTAGGAACAATAACTACAATTACTGCAAATAATTCATTTTTACCAGGACAAACAGTAACTATTACAGGCACAACTCCTAGCGCTTTTAATATTACTGGTATTGTTGCTTCTGCAACTTCTACACAATTTACTATTGCTCAAACTGCAGCTGGTTATTTAACAGCGGGAACTACATGGATTTCTGGAGGAACTATTACTGCTGCAGCAAATACAGTAATTGTTCTAAATTATAATACATCTGCAATGTCATCAACAGATAAGATTCAAATTACAATTGATGAATATGCAGAAAAGTTTACCCCAGATCAAACAGTTTTAGATCCAACAAATAAGCTTCGTACATCATCTCCACAAGCACTTATTGATACTGACTTTGAATATGGTCCACAAATTTCTAAATGGGAAAATCTTACAACGATTAATAATCGCCCATATGCATATTCACAGCCATATACAATTTCTAACATCACAGATATTACAATGGCTTCAAATTCAAGAACTGTTACTGTATTGACTACAACACCTCCATCAGTTGGAACGCCAGTTTCAATACTTGATACATACCTTGGTATTGCAAATGGTAATTTTATTGTAGAAACAGTTTCTGCAGGAACAAATTTTACATATACTGCAAGAGCAGCAAATAATACATCATTTACATCTATTTTTGATACAAATAAAACTGCAATTTATACAGGAGCAGCATATTCTGGTGCACAAATTGGTGCAGCACCTACAGTCTCATTTGCTGCTGGAACAAATGCTTTAACAGTAACAACTACAGTTCCACACGGATTAGCAATTGGAAATGAAATTGCAATTACTGGTATTACTGGAGCAACAGGAACAAATCCAAATGGATCTTTTGTTGTATCCACAATAACAAACCCTACAACATTTATTGTTTATCCAGCAGCTGCAATTACTGGTGGAACACTTGTTGCAACATCAGCAGCAGTTTATGTTCGCCCACAAGGTTCATTTGCTCACAGAGCATTTGATGGAGGAGTACTTTTCTCATCTAATGGTTCATCAAATTTTGAACAAGCAGTACGACAAACACGTCGTTATTTCCGTTATCAATCAGGTAAGGGAATTCAAATGTCATCTGGAACAATTCTTAAGCCTTATGCAAATCTAGATGTAATTACTTCTTCTGGAACAACAGTTACAGTTCAAACAAAAGAAAAACATAATCTTCAACCAGGTGCATCCATTATAGTTGCTGGAGCAAATGAATCTGCATATAATGGAACATTTGTTGTTACATCGGTAATTGGATGGAATCAATTTACGTATACAGCAACAACTACTCCGTCTGCTTCAGTTGCTTCAGGAAACTATACACTTTCAGTAGCTCAATGGTATGGAGCATCAAATAGACTAGGTATATTTGATCAACAAAACGGTTTATTTTTTGAATTTGATGGAACAACAATTTATGCTGTTCGTCGTAACTCTGTTTTTCAAATTTCTGGAAAAGTTACTTTAACAAATAGTTCAAATACAATTACTCAAACAAACTCATCTTTTCCAACATATTTTTCAAAACAATTAGTTCCAGGAGATAATATTGTTCTTCGTGGACAATCTTATCGTGTAACAGATATTGCTTCTGACACAAGCCTTACAATTAGCCCATCATATCGTGGAACAACCGCAACAAATGCAATTGTATCACGTACAGTTGATACTAAAATTCCACAATCACAATGGAATCTTGATAAAATGGATGGAACAGGCCCTTCAGGATACAGTCTTGATCTATCTAAAATGCAAATGTTTTATATTGATTACACATGGTATGGTGCAGGATTTGTTCGTTGGGGCCTAAGAGGACCTAGTGGAGATGTAACTTATGTTCATAAGATGCCTAATAACAATCTTAATACAGAAGCATATATGCGTTCAGGAAACCTTCCAGGACGTTATGAAACAGTAACAACACCTCCAACAACATTTATAACATCAACAGTTAATCCTTCAGATACATCAATTGTAGTTTCTGATACATCTAAATTTCCTTCATCAGGAACCTTGGTTGTTCGTAATGCTTCAAATTATGAATATGTTAATTACACAGGAACAACATCAACAAGCTTTACTGGTTTAATTCGTTGTCAAGCAGGAAATACCTCCCTATCAACAACTTTAGCCTCTGGTTCAAGTGTAGCAACTGTTTCTGCAGGAGCTACAGCAGGACTACAAATTGGTCAAAGAGTTATTGCTACAACAATTCCAGATGGAACATATATTACCTCAATTAATGCGGGTGCAAATACATTTACAATTAGTCAAGCAGCAACAGCTTCTACATCATCAGTAGTTGTACCACCAATGGGTGTTACAACAGGATCAAATGGTGCAAACACATCAACTGGACAAACATTTACATATTCTTCAACAGCACCAATTGCTGTAGAACTTGCCTATCCAACTTTTGCTCCTTCAATATCACACTGGGGAACATCAGTTATTATGGATGGTCGTTTTGATGGAGATAAATCTCTTCTCTTTACTTATGGACAAACTGCTCCAACTCAGATTGGGCCATCAACTGTTCAAACAATTACAGGCGCAAGTGGTTCATCAGCACAAGCAATTATTACCGTAACAAGTACTGCTGCGGTTGCTGTTGGTCAAATAGTAACAGTAACTTCAGGAACTGGAGCACTAACTGCTGGTTCTTATGTTACTGCAGTTAACTCTGCAACAACATTTACAATTAATCAAAATATTGCTACTACATTATCTTCAGCTACGCTTTCATTTTCACTTGCAAATACAAAAGCATTGCTATCTATTAGATGTGCACCATCTGTAGACAATGGTATTGCAGCAGGTTTTGGTGCTCGTGAACTTATAAATAGAATGCAGTTGGCACTTTCAACTCTTGATATTTCTGTTTTAAACTCTGCAACATCTAACCTTTTAGTATTAGCATATCTAAATGGCGTTCCTTCTGCAGCAACAACATGGACAAATGCAATAGGTGGAGTAGCAAATGTTCCAAACTCTTCACTTGCACAAATTGCAGATTATTCTTTAAATGGAAACGTTACCTTTAGCGGTGGTGAAAAAACTGGTGGATTCTTTGTAGCAGGTACAGGAACATCAGATTTATCTCCACTTCGTGATCTTGGTAACTCAATACTTGGTGGCGGAACAGCAGTTGCAAATACTGGTATTTACCCAGATGGACCAGATGTACTTACAATTGTTGTACAAAATCTTGCAAGTACTACAGCTCAAGTATACGCACGTATATCCTGGACAGAAGCACAGGCTTAATAAGGGGGCTAATAAATGGCATTAGCCAAGTTACAGCATCAATATATAGACCCCTTAAAAGCATCTTTTCTTAATGTAGATGGTCCTTTAAATGTTGGTGGATTAACAAATATATCTGGAAATTTAAATGTTGGTGGATTAACAAATATATCTGGAAATTTAAATGTTAATGGAATTTTTAGCGTTAATGGTGTTCCACTTACAGCAAGTGCATCAACTTTAGTAGGGACAACTCTTGCTTCTAATGTTATTTTTTCATCTCTAACTTCCGTCGGAAATATAACTTCTGGAACATTTCCAGCAACAAATATATCTGCGGGAATTTTGCCTTCAACAATCATTGCAGGTGCAGGAACTTTAACAAGTTCTTCACAAGTTGGTTATATGGGAATTCCACAAAATACAAATCCAGGTTCATCTTATAATATTGCAGCAACAGACAATGGAAAACATATTTATATAACCACAAATTCAACTGCACTTACAATTCTTGCAAATTCAAACCTAGCATTACCAATTGGTTTTTCTTTTGTAATTATAAATGCAGCAGGAGTTACATCAACAATTGCTTGTGGAGACACACTTCTACTAGCTGGAACTGGTTCAACTGGAACTAGAACACTTTCTCCATATGCTATGGCAACATTAATAAAAACAACTTCAACATCTTGGACAATTAGCGGAAACGGAATATCTTAAAATGGCTGGTATTTTAACAAATTTAGCTGGAGATTCAGTTGGAGTTCCATCTTCACCCGCTTCATTAACAAATACGGTTGTAAACTCAACAACAGTTACACTTACATACGGACCAATACAAACTAATGGCGAATTTTTGATTCCTTTACAAGGCTCTGGAACAAATACTGGAGATATTATTGATATTTTAGGAACCTCAATACCAATTACATATTCTGGAACTTTAAATCCAGCGGGCGGGACAATAACAGTAACTGGAAGCTTTACAGTAAACAACACATATGAATTTAGTTTGAGAGCACGAACAGCTGCAGGCCCAGGGCCTTATATTTCAACAACAACAGGAATTGTTCCAAACTTTTCTTTTGTACCATTTTCTTTTACACCGTTTGGCTTTACACCTTACGGATTTGGTGGTGGTTGGTCAAATTCTTTAAATATTAAAACAAAAGTGCAAACATTAAATGGATTAAAATCTTCAGAACAACTTAAAGTTGGAGATAAATTATTGGCTTTAAAAATAAATTCTCAAGATTTATCAAGAATAGATTTTAAAAATATAGATCCTGAAAAAGATTTTGTAGAAACTGTTGTTGATTCAATAAATGTGGGTCCATCAGACAAGTATATTTATATAGATGGAGATGTTTTTACCCCCTCTCATTATATTTTATGCAAAAAAGAAGATTTAGTTTCTTTTATAAAAGCATCTGAAGTTAATGATACATATCAAATATACTCTTATAAATTTAATAGATTTATTGATATCCAGCTTGTAGAAGAAATTGAATCTACATTTGACAATGTAGCTATTGTATGTAAACCATATAATAACTTTTTTACTGAAAATATGCTCGTACTGGGCTCTGAAAAAAATATTTAATCCCGCCTTCGTGATATAATAAAGATTATGAACAATAAAAATGTTGTTATTAAAGATGTATTAAATAATGATCAATTAATTAATTTAAAATCTATTATTAATAAAGGCATACAAGAACAAGACTCTTGGCAAAAATGGATTAAAGATTTTCCAAAAAATGAAAAAGGTGAAAAGCTTAATACTAATAAAACATTATTTATTCATAAAAAAGAGCTTGGAAGGATTGTTTTACATAATTTAAAAATTCCTCAAAACATAATTGATAGACTTACTTTATTGATAAATGAATCAGGATTTAAAGATTATAAATATTCTGATTCTACATCTTATTTTGAATACAATGGTTTATTTGGAAATCCTAAATTGCCAGGTCACAAAGATCATACAGAAGCAGATTTTACAGTGCACCTAGATTATCAGATAGAATCAAATACAGACTGGAATATTAATGTAGAGGGATTTGATTATTTACTTAAAAATAATGAAGGCGTAACTTTTATGGGTAAAGAGCAAGAACATTCAAGGCCCTTTAAGAAATTTAATGACGGGGAATTTGTAAACATAGTCCTATTTAGATTTATCAAATAAGAAAGATAGATATGAGCGATTATATTATAGAAGATGATAACTTCTTAACAAAAGAAGAGCAAATGGATTTTGTCCTGCAAATTTTTGGTACAGAGGAAGTTGGTTCTCAAAAACCTAAATGGAGACTTACTAATATTCAAGCCATTCTTGCAAAACAAGAAAACCCTAAACTCTTTCCCTATCAAGGAACCCCACTAGCCTTTGATCATGAAAATGCTAAACCGTTTTTTCAAGTTATAGGTGAAATAGAATTTGAAGACTTTAAACATATTTTTGATAAATTTTGCATAAAACACAACATTAAATATGATAAAATTTTAAGATCAAGGATTGTTGTTTTGGGTATGAATAATGATGATTATTTTCATTATCCACATGTAGACACAATAGTTAAACATGATGTCTTTTTATATTATTTAAATGATTCTGATGGGGACACAATTTTTTTTAATAAATTTTTTGGAGAAGATACAAAAGATGCAAAAATTATTAAATCTGTTACGCCAAAAATGGGCAAAGCAATTAGATTTAATGGTCATCAATTTCATTCTTCATACACAACAAAAAACAATCCATTTAGATGCATTTTAAATGTTGATTACACATTGAAAAAAGAAAGTTAATTATGCCAACAATATCTTTTTTACCAGCAAACAATATTTTAATTGGAACAGCACCCGAACCAGAACCAACTACTTTAAACATACCTTCTTGGTGGAAAGAACAACCAGCAACAATAAACGGAGAACAAAATATAATTGACGGTTCTTATAAATTTACGGTAAAAAAATGCCAAGCTATTTTTGATGCCCTAGCTACTGGATATGTTTTAAAAGCTCCAGTTGATATTTTTATTGATTCAAAAAAAGAAAGACATGAGGCTCAAGTTCCTCATGATTGGAAGCATGCATCACCGCTAATTATTTCAGGACATCCAAGAGAACAAGTTTCAATGATGCCAATAGATAAATCTATTTTTATGCCAGATATTTTAAGAATTCATCCTTTGTGGGTTGTAAAAACACCTCCAGGTTACAGCACTTTATTTTTACCGCCAATGCATGGAAAAGACCTTCCAATACAAATGGTTCCAGCAGTTATAGACACAGACACTTTTGTTACAGACGGACATCTGTCCTTTTTAGTAAAAAGAAATTTTAATGGAATTATTAAGCAGGGAACACCAATTGCTCAAATTTTACCTTTTAAAAGAGAAGACTGGGACCACATTATTCATGATTATGATGCAGATACAATAGAGCGTCAAAGAAAAAAAATTAGATCAACTTTTTCTAATGGGTATAGAATGAAATTTTGGTCAAAGAAAGAATACCGATAATGAGACATAATACAACTTATGCTGAAATAAATCCAGAAATTAAAAGTAAATTTTGTAAAGATGTTTTAAAACCAATACATCTGTATTCATACATAATTGTGCCAAAACCCAGTAAAATATCTAAAAATATTTATAGACAGGTTTGTTATAGTGAATATGCAATTATTTTTAAAAATGATAAAGAAATTTTTATGAAATCAAGACCAGCAACACCACAATTTAAAGAAATTAAAAATGTTGGCATAACGGTTCCAGATAATTGTTTTTCAAATTTATATGCTTGGTATTGCCCATGGTTTATTGATATTGATGCTGAAGTTGAATTTGTAGAACCAAACATAAAAGATTATCCCTTTTTTATTCCTGAAAAAAATATTGTAAATTTTAAGTCTATTTATCCAGAACCAAGAACAATTCTTGAACCTGTTTGGATTCCATTTTTTGTTAAAAAAGAATCAAGTGCAATTAAAGAAACATATGGAAAAATAAATAGATTAACTCCAGCATATGATATGGTTATAAAATGAAAAAAATAAAATTTTATAGGGTGGGTAATGGACCAGATCCAGTTCCAGCAAAAGTTAATATTCCTCAGTGGTATAAAGATATCAGCATGTATAATGCGTCTAATCATTTAAACGATATTAACATAGAAAATAATGAAGGTCTTGACTCATCCTCTTTATCTTTAAAGATTTGTGCACCAACGTTTGACGCCTTTGCTTCAGGATATCATTTTGTTTTACCAGAAGATATATTGGTTGAAATTAATGAAAAAGGTGTTCCAGAGATTTCTTGGGAATCAAAAAACTTTGTTATAAATAGATTCCATTTAGTTGAATTTCCTATTCCTCCATTTTTTCATCCAATAGCTTTTTCATTTAGAATGATGTTTGGTATATCAACACCACCAGGAACATCTGTTCTTGTAACCCACCCCTTTAATAGATCAGATTTGCCATTTCATGTTCCAACTGCAATTGTAGATTCAGATAAAAAATTTGCCCCGCTAGATATAAGGTTTGTACTTAGAAGGGACTTTAGTGGTATAATTAAAAAAGGAACACCAATATTTCAAGTATTTCCTTACACCAGAGAATCTTGGCAAATGGAAATAGACAACTCAATAACAGAAGAAAAAATGTGGGAGCATGAGAATAGACGCATGACACTGCATTCTTGGTATACAAAATATCTTCACTCAAAGAAAGAATATAATTAATGAAAGATCATAAATTTTTTGAAAAATATTTAGATAACGATCTAGATATATTGTCTGATGAATTATCAAAAAGGTATGCCCTTATAGAACAAGCCAAAGTTATTGGCGTTAAAGAGCTGGGATCAGAAGAGTATTGGCTAGAATCAAAAAGCATCTCAACAATCAAATGGAGAGAGTATAATGTTTTTCAGTTTCATATAGAGGGCATTAGAAATCTTTATAATGGAGTTTCTGAGCTTGTCAAAGAAGCTTGTAATTATTATGATATTGATTTTTATAAGCAGAACTATATGATGCAAGGCTGGTTTAATATTAATGATGCAAAAGGTGGCAAATTAAATTGGCATGATCATTCTAAAGATCAATTTGCACCTTTATTTCACGGATACTATTGTGTAAAAGCAGAACCATCATCTACATACTATAAGCTTTTTAATGATGAAAGCAAAGTTTTTGAAAATATAAATAAAAATAATAGAATGATTGTTTCAGAAATGGGACACCCACACGCCATGGGGGATTGGCAATGGGAAGGACCAAGAATTACTGTTGCATATGACATAGTTCCATTTAATCATATTAAAAAGTTTCCAATAGAACAGGAACAACATTGGATACCACTAACATAAAAATAACATTATTAAGTGTTGCTTACAGGGATAAAAAAATTATTGAAACCGTAGAAGACGCATTTAACAAATGTAATAATCCTGAAGATATTAGGCTATCAATTACAATACAAGACAGCTATCATCACAAGGTTAAAGAATTTTCTAAATCAGATAGGATAGAATATTTTTTATGGGATCATTTTGAAGGTTTTGTAAAACATAGATCAAGAATGATTGATTTAATTCCAGATGATCACTATATATTTTTTATATCTTCTTCAACAAAATTTAAACAGGGCTGGGATACAAATTTAAAAGATTTTATTAAAAATAATAATAAAAAAACATTGATTTCTTTATATAAAGATAAGTTTTCTTTAAAGGGCACTTTAATTAATAAAGAAGTAATAAAAAACATTGGGTATCCAAACTATCTAAGACTTATGGGGGAAGAAGAGGATTTGTCCATTAGACTATACGCAAAGTCTTATGAAATCTTGGAAGGCATAGATAAACTTATTGAAGTTGAAGAAGAAAAAGACTATGATCATATACCTTTTTCAAAAACACATAACTATAACGAAGTTGAATCCTTGTATAATTATGGATTTAATAAGTTTGTTGATTTAAAAGAAAATATTGATAAGGTAGATTTTTATTCAAAAAAATATCCAATAAAAAAAATTTATCATCAATTAAATGATGTTGAGTATACATATAAAGAATTACCTCATAGAGGCATGGAAAGATTTATTAATCATGGAAGTAGAATATAATGAATCAAATACATATTGTTGAAAACTTTATTGATCAAAAATGTGCAAACACAATTATTTCTGAAATTAACAATCCCTCAGAAGTAAATCCATACCCAGAACATTATTCAAATAGAAACGGAGGAACAGCTCTTCCATACAATAAAACCACCTTGGCAATTTTAAAAAAATATTCTGATAAAGCAAATAAACAAATAAAAAATCTTTTTAATTTAGACTTTGATGTCTATACTACAAAAGGGTATTCATCAAAATGGTTAAAAGGCTTTTCTGGAAATCCACATATTGATAATATTGAAAAAGAACCATTTATTGAATGGAGCACTGTAATTTATTTAAACGAGCATCCAGAATTTGAAGGAGGGGTAATTTATTTTCCAAAGAAAAATTTTGAATATATTCCAGTAAAATATAGTGCAGTATTTTTTCCGCAACAAGACTCTTCTTATATACATGGAATAACAGAAGTTACAAACGGAACAAGATATACTCTTTTATTTCATCATTCATCAAAAATTGAATTTGCTGATCCAGATTTGTTAAAAAATGAAAATTAATATTTTAGACCTAGGCTTGGTAATTGTTGAGGATGTAGTTACAAATCCAAATCAAATAGTTGAAAACATTGAATCTTTAAATCAAAAAAGAATAGAGATGGGCTTAGAAACAATATGGAAGCCTTGGCAAGACAAAAATAAACAACCCTTTTGTTATGAATTTAGATTAAAAAATGCGTTTGAAATACAAAAAGATTTTCCCTTTTATAATGAAGAAATAAATATTCATAATTCAATAAATGATTTTGTAGGTTTAGCCCTTGAACAATATTATAAAATATATCCTTATTCAAAAATAAACTTAAAAGCTCGTGAAAACCCAAATGTTTTAAAATATGTTGGAGGCGGTGCTTTGCCCCCACACGAAGATCATGGATCTAGTAGCAGGGCATTAAGTGTGTTAATATATCTTAATGATGATTATGAGGGCGGGGAAATTAATTTTCCCCAATCTAATATTACATTAAAACCTAAAGCTGGAAGCGTTATCTTGTTTCCATCAAATTTTATTTATATACATTCTGTGTCTGAAATAAAGAATGGAATAAGATATGCTATTCCAACATGGCTTCACAATACAGAGAAAATAAAAGGAACAGATTAAGGAGAATAATGATTATACAAATTATTGGTTTGCCAGGAAGTGGAAAAACCACTCTTGCCACTGCCCTTAAAGATAGAATTAATGCAGTACATTTAAATGCAGATTATGTTCGCTCTACAATAAACTCAGACCTTGGATTTACAATTGAAAATCGCATTGAACACGCCAGACGCATGGGGGAAATAGCAAAGATGTTATCTGGTCAAGGACTTAATGTTGTTGTAGATTTTATTTGTCCAACACCAGCAACACGAGAAGCTTTTGGACAACCAGATATTTTAATTTGGATGAATACAATTGATGAAGGAAGATTTGAAGATACAAATAAAATGTTTGTTTCTCCAAAAACTTTTGATATTGAATTTTCTTCTCATAAAATGGATGAGTATGAAAAATCAACATATATTATTCAAAAGTTTAATCTCCACGATTGGTCAGCACCTACAACTTTAATGCTTGGTCGTTATCAACCATGGCACGAAGGTCATCATGCTTTATATGAAGAGGCGGGAAAACGAACAAGTCAAGTTATGCTAGGAGTTAGAAATACATTTAATACTAGCCCTAAAGATCCATTAACTTTTAATCAAGTAAAAGAATATATCGCTAAAGATGAATTTATGGATAGTGCAATGGTAATAAAAATGCCTAATATTACAAATATAGTCTATGGTCGTGATGTTGGCTACAAAATTGAACAAGTAAAGTTAGGAGAAGAAATTGAAGCTATTTCAGCAACTGAAAAACGCAAGCAGATGGGTATCTAATCTACTTAACATGATGTCGTTAGGTGGTAAACAATGAACGTTACACATTCCCGTTCTTTTATTAAAGCCGTCACATGGAGACTTACGGGAACTTTAGATACCTTTATATTGTCTTACTTAATTACTGGTAAGGCAAAGCTTGCTTTAGCTATTTCGGGGATGGAGATATTTACTAAGATTTTCCTTTATTATGTACACGAACGTGTTTGGAATAAAGTTAAATGGGGCAGGGAGTAAAACGCTCATAACCCAACTAGTAGTATAATTAGGAGTATTATGGCAATATCATTTCCAGATTCCCTTATTTTAAACCAACAATACTCTTATAATGGTCATACTTGGTCTTGTAACCCTATACAAATAGATCCTAATTTAATGGGAAAATAAATGTCATATAAACAAGCAGTTTTAAGAGATGACCCAATATCTTTTTGGCCTTTGACGGGTAATGTCACATTAAGAACATATGCCACTATTCTTGAAGAATATCAAACATATCAACAATGGATTAATTCAGAGGCAAATTATGGATATGAAATAGGTTCTTATACATTTGAAGATGCATCACCAAAAAACAATCATGCTGCTATAGCTTTTGGAACACAACAACCTATTTTTAAAGATATTTTAACTCTTAATTCCCGCCTGTTTAGTGATACCAATTATAGTGGTTGCAAAATATCAGATTCATCAATTATTAGTATTTTTGATATATATAAATTTTTTGATCAAGGATATGAAAAGGGAATATTTGGGGCGGAATTTTGGATATCATTTCCTGAGTCTCCAACATCACAAACTAATCTATTGTCCATAGTAAATGGATCTTCTATAATTGCTCAAGCATATGCATTAAATGATACTATTTGTTTTAATGTAAATGGCAGCACTGGCTCATATATTACTAAAAAACAAATTCATTCATGGCATGAAAAACTACATGTTTTTGTATTATATTCAGAAAAAACTATTCAAGTTTTTGTTAATGGAATATCTGATGAAATAATTCAATTGCCTACATCATTTACCTTTACTACAACAGACAATACATATGTAAAATATAGGGTGGGGCCAGCACCTTCAGGCAAAAGCTTTGTAATCAATGATTTAGCTTTTTATAATAGAAGTCTATCTTTAAATGAAATAAGATCTCATATGGTTTGGGCAAGTATTAATTCAGGGCCAGAGTATTTTGCACAACAAACAAGTGCTCATCATTTTGATATTGCTTCAAGAAAAGAAATGGTTCATTCACAAAAATTGTTTTCAACAAATGCTGATTATAATGAAGGGACTTATTACAATTTAGTTCCAGATGCAAATGGTTTGACGTTTAGTCAAACTGAATCTGCTGCAGCATCAACTGGTATTTGGTATTATAATTTTCCTATAATTCAATACCAAAATTTTGCAGGAATTAGTATTTCTTGGGATTCTGGATCAAACCCTATTTCATCAGCTTCAAATCAGTATGCCTCAGTTTATGCATCATATGATGGTGGAACAACATGGTTTTCAGTATATAAAAATGAAATAGTTCCTTATTTTTTATCAACAACATCTAATGCTACATCTGCTCAGCTTTTTATTAAAGTTCAAATTAACTCTTCAGATACTTCACAAACAATACAACCAAGAATTGATAACCTATTAGTTAAAATATATAAGAGCTTAAGTATCCCCGCAGATTCGGGCGGGTTTGTATTGTCTCCTGCAACAAGTCAAACATATATGATTAGAGAAGATGATAGCAATATTTTATTGCGTGAAAAAAACATTGGTCTTCATTTTGTCAATCAAAATCCAAGTTCTGGATATCCAGGAACAGCTATAATTAATTCATCAAACAATAGCAATTATCAAACTGTTGAATTTTGGTTTAGATATGAATCTTGTCAAAATTCATCGCTAGGAGCCGTTTTAGATACCTCAACTGTATCAGGGGTGGATCTATATGTAAATCCTTCTACAAACATGCTTGTAAGCAATCTGGGGGCTAATGGAAGCCTATATGTCAACGGCTTCATACAACCTTCTGGGCAATATACGATTGTGGCGGGAGAAACGTATTATGTTGCTTTAACTTATAATACATCTACAAACAACCCTATATATGTAAATGGAAGCACAGATGGATTATCAACACCATTAAGAGCAATGTATGGCTATATTACTCTTTTCCCAAGTGTTCTTTCATCTACAGATATTCAAACAAGATATTTATCATATATATCAACTCAAACTGCTGCAGTCTATGACAGCATGACTACCCTAGGTAGCATTGCAGAGTTCTCTGGAAACTCTTCAGCAAGCATAAATGGCGGGGTTCCAGTACTAGCTCACAACCATATATATTAAAAATAGCATCCACATGTAACACTTTTTAAGGTTTACGTGGTATTATTGGCATATGGGTAAGATGAAAGTAACACCGATTGAAGAAGTAAACTGGGGTTTATACGCCTGGATGATGCCAGACGAAACTTTAGTTATGGATGAAGAGGGTGCATATTTAAGCATCCCTTCCATGAAGGGCGATATTCGCCAAATTAAAAAGCTTAAAGATGTTGCAAAATCTTATGGACTTGGAGATGGTCATCCAGTATTTTTTGCGGGGCATAGACCAGTAAATGATGAAGAGCTTGAAATACAAAAACAAAGAATGGAATTGGGACTTGTTCCAGATGAACAAGATATGCCTGCAATGCTTGACTATATTAAAGAAATGAGGGACATGAAAATTGGCTAATTTAACTATTGATGACAGTATTGATGATGATGAGGGTGGAATTACAGTAAAACTTGATGCACCCGCCCATACAGTAGAACATGATTTTGATGACCCATTTAATTCAACATGGGAAAACATTCGTAAAGCAGAAGGACTTGGTGCAAACTTTCGCCGTAAAGTTGATAGAATGCAAAAGTCATTTACTGGGCAGGGAGATGCAAAGTCTAAGAAACTTGATCCACTTGACCTTACAGGGTATTCTCTTTTTCAAATTGTTCAACCTCCATACAATGTTCTTTATTTAGCACAACTTTATGATGTATCTCCATATCATCACTCTGCAGTAAATGCCAAGTCTGCAAACGTAATTGGTCTAGGATATAAATTTGAAAATACATGGGCTACTACATTAAAAATTGAAGAGTCAATGGATAATGCAAAAAAGCTTGACAAACTACGTTCAAAAATTGAAGGAATGAAAGAGCAGCTTAGAGAATATTTAGAGTCTCTTAATTCTGATGATTCATTTACAGAAACAATGAAAAAGATTTTTATTGATCTTGAATCAACAGGAAATGCTTATATGGAAATTGGTCGTACAGCCACAGGCAAAATTGGTTATATTGGACATATTCCTACAACAACTATGCGTATCCGCCGTCACCGTGACGGTTTTGTACAAGTTGTATACAATCGCTACACATTCTTTAGAAATTTTGGAGATACAGAAACTCCTGATCAAATTGGTACAGATCCACAGCCAAATGAAGTAATTCATTTTAAAGTATTTACGCCTTCAAATACATACTATGGAGTTCCAGATGTTTTGTCTGCTAAAAATGCAGTTGCTGGTGATGAATTTGCACAACGTTTTAATCTAGATTATTTTGAAAATAAAGCAGTTCCACGATATATCATTACGGTAAAAGGTGCAAAACTTACTGCTGATTCAGAACGAAAGCTTCTTGAGTTTTTTCAAACAGGTCTTAAGGGAAGAAATCATAGAACTCTTTATATTCCTCTTCCATCAGATGGAGAGCAAGGTCGTGTTGAATTTGATATGCAGCCAATTGAAGCTGGAATTCAAGATTCTTCATTTAGAAACTATGCAGTAGAAAACAGAGATCGTATTCTTCTTTCACACCGTGTTCCAGTATCAAAGCTTGGAATGCCAGTTGGAGTTTCTCTTGCAAATGCTAAAGATGCTGATAAAACATTTAAAGAGCAAGTGTGCCGTCCACGTCAAGAAGAACTTGAGTTTAAAATTAATCTTATTATTAAAGAATTTACAGATGCTTTTGTATTAAGGTTTAATGAACTTGCATTGACAGATGAAGAAACACAATCAAGAATTGATGATCGTTATCTTAAAGATCAAGTTATTACTCCTAATGAAGTTCGTGCACGTCGTGGCATGGCTCCACTTACAGGTGGAGACGATGTTCTTATTATTAATCCAAAAGCTGCACAAGATGCTGCATCTGATGCAAGTGGTAATAAAACAAGAAGTCAAGATCGTGTATTAAATGCACCAGATAAGATGGGCACCTCTCGTGCTCCAAAAGGTGAGGGAAGACAACAGGCATAGCAAATGGCAACAGCACTTGATGTTTTAAATGTTGCTCGTAGTCAAATAGGTTTTGTTGAAGGACCTATGAATGAAAACCCATATGGAATTTGGTATGGTGTTCCAAATGCAGCTTATTGTGCAATGGGAATTAGTTGGTGTTTTTCACGAGTTGGTTTATCACATTTAGTTGCAGCACAAACTCCAAAAGGTTTTGCATATTGTCCAGCAGGATTAACTTGGTTTCAACGACAAGGTTTAGTTGTAAATAAATATCAAGCACAACCTGGAGACATTGTTTTTTTTAGTTGGGGTTCAGGAGTTGCTGAGCATGTAGAAATTGTAGAAGCAGCATCACCAGACGGATTAACAACAATTGGTTTTAACACTACAGATAAAAATACAAAAGAAGCAGCAAATGGTGGAGGATGTTACAGAGAACATCGCCCATATCTTTATGTAATGGCAATTGTAAGACCTAAATATCCAGTACCAGTAAAACCAACAACAAGTGTTTCAACAGGCAAAAAAGCAACAGCGGGCGTAGCAGCAACAGGTGCAGCAGTGGCGGGAACTACTGGGATGCTTCACACAGCACCAAACACACAAAATACTTCCAACAATAAACCACAAACATTATTTGTTGCACCACCATTTCCATCATCACAAAATTCATTTAAATTAGGACAAACAAATGATGCCGTATTAACAATACAATCAGCTTTAGTTAAGAAAAAAATACTTTTGGCAAAATATGCAACAGGAACAATGAATGTACAAACACAGGCGGCATTAGTTAAATTTGATAAAACACTAGGAATTATTGTTAAGGGTGGGGCAGTTCCACAAATTGTTTATGATAACTTAAAAGGTGCACTATGAGCTTAAAACATCATTTTAAATTTAATGTGGGTGAGGCTAAACAGCTGGGAATAGCCCTTATTAGTTCATATGGAATGTGGGCAGCAACAGGATTTCAGAAGACTGTTACAGGGCTCCTATACCCTATTATGGGCTTTATAACTGGAGGCCTAGCATCTCATAACTCTACTGCCTCACCAAACGTTATGCCACAATCTCATATTGAGACCCCTTATGTAAATAATATTGATGATAAAAGCAATGAGATTCCACCTCAACTACCACCAGTTTCAATACCAACGGGCGGGGAGATAAAGGCTCCAGAACTACAACAGCCATATCAAAACGTCAAGATAATACCCAGAAATGATGAAAATAATATTAATTAAATTATGAGTTATTCATAAATATTGCTATTATTTATTTACATATGGACATTCAAAAAACTTATTGGTCAAACAGCGAATCTTCAATGGCTCTTGCCTTTCCTATTTCTAAGGTTAATAAGGAAAAAAGAACTGTATCAGGTTTCGCATCACTAGATAATGTTGATCGCCACGGCGATATAGTAACATCTGACGCAAACAAAAAAGCATTTGAAAGATTCAGAGGCAACATCCGTGAAATGCACGGACCATCAGCTGTTGGTAAAATGATTAAATTTAAAGAAGACAATTTTTTTGATCCAGAAACAAATAAAAAATATAACGGAATTTATGTAACTGCTTATATTTCAAAGGGTGCACAAGATGCATGGGAAAAAGTTCTTGATGGAACTTATTCAGGATTTTCAATTGGTGGAAATATCAATGATGCAAAGATGGAAAAAGCAGATGACGGGTCTGGAAAAGATCGTCGTGTTATTCATGACTATGATCTTCATGAACTTTCATTGGTTGACTCACCAGCAAATCAACTAGCAAACTTTTTTTCTATTGAAAAGAATACAGATGGAAGCACATTTGTAAAAGGCATGGTGGCAGACGTCACATTGGAAAATGTTTTTTGGTGTAAAACAGATGAGATTGCCTCAACTTCAACATCAACAACAAAAGACTGTGTTGTATGTGATGCACAAATGACAAATATTGGTTGGGTAGAGCAATCAGATATTGAAAAGTTTGAAGCAATTGAAAAAGTAATTGATTCTTATTTTAAGAAAGATGATGCTCCAACATCATCACATGAAGCAACGGAGTCAGCAGCTCCAGGTTTGGCAGGTAATGTAATTGATAGCAATGCTACAATAAATCTTTATCCTGATCAAAATAGCAAGAAAAAAGTCACGTTTGAAGACGGACTTAAAAAGAGTGAAGAGATTTCGCTCAACAAAGGAGGTAACAAAATGGCAGAAGATACAAATACAACAATTGAGAAGTCAGTTGATGTAGAGACTCCAGCCGAAGAAGTTTCAGCTGTAGCAGAAACCGCAGAAGATACCAGCATTGAAAAGGCTGTGTCAATTTCTGAAGTTGAAGATACACTTGATTTGACAAAGATGGTCACTGACCTCAAGGCCTTCTTTGGTGAGTCTATTACAAAGTCTAATGAGAACTATGCTACACACGCAGCAACAGTTCAAGATATGTACAACATTGTTAACGAGACAAGAGCTGAAATGGCTCGTTTGTCAAAGGCATATGAGGATATGCAAAAGTCAAACGAAGAACTTGTTACAAAGTATGAGGCACTAAGTAAGTCAGTAACTGATATGTCAGGCAAAATTGAGTATGTAGATCATCAACTCAAGGGCTTTGAATCAGCTACTGCAGTTCAGAAGTCCGTTGGGGTAGAATCTCCAATGGGTCAAACAAAACCAAAACAAAGTATATGGCAAGGTGCTTTCCTCAGTGCTTCTAGCATATAAAAAAATCTATAAAAAAATATAAGGTGGTGAAATAATAAATGAGTAATGAACTTCTACAAAAAGTAATTGATACAACGAACCTCGGTTCTTCAGCAGTTAATGCATCAGGAGATTCCTCTAACCTTTCAGGTAACGGTCTTCTATATCCAGATCAAGCTAATCGCTTCTTGGATTACATGTGGGATGCAACAATTCTAGCTAAAGCAGCTCGTACAATTCGTATGCGTGCAAACACAACCGAGATTGATCGTGTTGCAGTTGGACAACGTATCATGACAGTTGCACAAGAAGACAATCCTCGTAATTTCGTTGCAAGCGGAGATAGCTATACAAATGCTAATTCAACAACTTTCTCAGCACAAAACGCAACATTTAACAAGGTGTCTCTAACAACTCGCAAACTCCGTCTTGATTGGGAACTTTCAGCAGAATCTCTTGAAGATAATATTGAAGGTCCAGATCTAGAGGATCACATTGCACGTCTTATGGCTACCCAGGCTGGTAACGATATTGAGGATACCCTTATTAACGGTACTGGAACTGGTTCAGGTTTGATGTCAGCATTCGCAGGTTTCCGTTCACTAGCACTTAGCAACGCACACGTTGTTGATGCTAATGGATATGGACTTGACAAGACAGTCTTTAACCAAGCTATTAAGACCCTTCCACGTAAGTACAAGCAACGCCGTAACCAACTTCGCTTCTTCACAGGATCTAATTTGGTACAGGACTACTTGTTCAATTTGACAGCTAACGCTGGTAACGGAAACCCATTTGATATCGCTTCAGGTATCATTCGTGGTGATGTTGCTGCTAACGATGGCGGTCCAGGAACAGTAACTCCTTTTGCGTTTGGAATTCCAGTTATCAACGTTCCGTTGATCACAGAAACCCAAGCAGGAGATTATTCAGGTGCAGCAGGCTCTCACGGAGACCTTCACTTGACATTCCCTCAAAACTTCATTGTTGGTATCAAGCGTGACGTAACAGTCTATCGTTTGTTCCAGCCAAAGAAGGACACAATTGAATACACACTATTCATTCGTGTTGGTTGCGTAATGGAAAACTACGATGCACACGTTATTGTTAAAAACATTAAGGTGGCAGGTTCAGTATCTGGTACAACATTTGGAACTGCATATAACGGTTCAAATGTAACTGGTGGAAATAACGGAAATACATACTAATATTTATTAGTTGCAAGCGTAAGGGAGATAGAAATATCTCCCTTACTCATTTTCTGCTATAATAAACAATGACGAGAGGAAGTCAAATGTCATTTACAGATTTAAAAATTACAGAATTAAAAAAAGTCGCAGAATCCTTTGCTATTGAAATAGACGGATTAAAGACAAAACAAGAAATCATTGCCGTTCTTGAAGAAGAAGGCATTAGTTATCAAATGTATGCTAAGTTTGATAATGCTGAAAAAGAAGAAATTAAAGTTCCAGAACTTGAAAAGAAAAAGAGAGAAAGTAAAATTATGAGTAAGACAGCTAATCAAGTACTTGTAAAAATGGAAAGAAACAACCACTCATATCAAACTGGTGGGCATGAATTTAGTCAAGAACATCCATTTATTGCAATGTCAGAAACAGATGCTCAAAGAATTTTTGATACACAAGAAGGTTTTCGCCTTGCGACTCCACGAGAGGCTCAAGAGTACTACGCATAAAGGGGGTGTTTTGATTGCAAACAATCAACACCAATAGTCAGGAAAAAATCACTTTAAAAATTTATAGTGATGGAGTTTTACAACAAGTAGATAGTGGAACATACGTGACACTATCTATTTATGATGCTGATAATGATTCAACTCCAATTACAGGATTTTCTGGCTTGACTGCTACAGATGAAGACCCAGAAGGTATTTATTCTTATTTGCTAACTTCCGCCATTACAAATATAAACCGTACACTAGAAATAAAGTGGACTTATATTATTGGCGGGATTTCAACAACAGAAGTAGATTTTTATAAGGTAGAGATACCATATGCAGATGTTTGGGAAGTTGTAGACTTTTTTCAATTTGGCTCAGATCCCTCATCTTTAAACTATGTTGACCCAATATCTATAGCTAATGCAGAAAAGGTCGCTAGAACCATTGTAGAAGGCTATACAGGCATTAAATTTTATACATACTATGGAAGTCAAGAAACTTACGGAATTGGTTCAAATAGAATTCAGTTAACAGAAAAAATGCTTAAAATTGATCAAATGTATGAAAATCAAGTTCTTGTTTATGATGGAACGCAAACACCAGTATATGATACTTTTGGATACACTACAGAGATTAGCCCTAGTGGTTATCAATTAAGAATTTGGTATCCATCTTCCCCATCTGGCTGGAACAATGAAATGGATCCTACCATTTATGAGGCGGGACGATTTAGAGATAATTATGTATACAAGTTTGTAGGTCAAATTGGTTATAAGTATGTGCCAGAAGATATTAAGCTTGCCACAATGCTTTTAATTAATGATGTTCTTTCAAATGACTACAATTGGAGAAACAAGTATTTGGCAAAAGTTAACCTCAGCGAAATTTCATTTGAAATGGCTAAGGGTGCTTTTAATGGTACAGGAAATATTACAGTAGATAATATTCTTGATCAATACCGCAAAAACAATATTGTTATAATCTAATGTTTAATAAAAACCAGTCCAATTCATTTATCGGATCAGTATTAAATATGTCAGCTGACATCTATAGTCAACAAAATATACAAGATTCAAATACAGGAGCAATCGTACGTTCATGGGTATATTTAAAAACAATACAATGTAAGATTGAGCCAGTTAAAATGAGAGGCGCTTCAACCAGAACTGATAATAAAAGTTTTGGAAAAGGTTCTGATTTAAACTACGATGAAAAAATGCAATTAAAAATGTATTGTTTTGAACTCATGAGTAAGCGTTGGCGTATTGAAAACATTCGTACATCTGACGGTCATCCAATTTTTATTGAAATTGATAAAATCAATACTCCTGATACTAAATTTGAAATTACAGCTGCACACGCAATTATAGACCCATTTGGAAAAGCTGCTTACTATGAAGCAGTTCTTCTAAGAAGCGAGTTGCAAGATGACAATCAAGCTTGAAATTAATACAAAGCAGTTAACAGAAAATCTTGATAGTTTTGTTTTAAGCATAAAAGAGTTGACAAAACCAAAAGTATTAGAACAAATATCCCGTGCAGTTTTTTCAATTACTGGCGAAAGATTTATGGTGGATATTGATAACTATGCAAGAATGAATAAAAAGAAAATGCACCATGTTTATGAATGGGGTAGGGTAGGAGATAAGCTTGCAAGGCTTTTTGTTTTAGAAAGATCAGCAATGCTAGATGGAAATTTATTAATATCTACAAATTTTTTACCATCTAAAATGCCAGTTCCGATAAACCCAGAATTATTAATACCAGGAAAAACTGGTAAGTCTGTTTCAAGAAAAAGTATTTTTGCAAACAAAGCATCAATAATGGAAGCTGGAACTCCAGTATCATTTACTGCAAAAAGAGTTTTAGCTATTATGGGCGGTAATGACATTGCTTTCATAGCCCCTGGAACTCAGATAAACATTCTTCATCCAGGCGGGATACAAACAAAAAATGCATTTGCTTCATACCTTCTTGAGTGGTATACAACAAAGGGAAATACAATTATGGATTCATCTGGATTATATGAGAGAATAGCTAATGATGTATCAACAGTTTTAAGTTCTAAGAATTCTGGTGTTGCACAAGTTAGAGAAGCAGTTACAAAAATTGCAGATCAGATAGATACGGGGGAAGTTATTAAATGACAATTGACTATTCAAAAGTAGCAGTATTTGATGTAAGAAATGCTATCTGGGCACAACTACAAAGTTCTAAGCTTTTAAATTCTAATGATTACATAGCGGATGGATTTAATACTTCACTTGTTCCAATTATTCCTTCTCAACAAGTTCCAGAATTTAATAATTTACTTCCAGGCAAAACATACATAACTTATGATATTGTTCAAAGAAACACAGGGGTTCAATGGTGGATTTCTGAAGAAACAATGATTATGCAGATAGTTTCAAGAAGTAATTCTGAAATTCTTTCTATTTCTAATTTTTTAACAGACCTGTTTAGAAGGTATGAACTCTCAGCTGCAGATGTTAATGATGTGGCTCATGCAGCAGGAAGCCCATTTAAGTTTTTGTATTTTAGACTAGAGTCTGCCAGCCCAATCCAACCATTTGTAGATGAAGGTGGATTTATGAGCGGAGATTTTTCATGTGTCTATACTTATACCCGTCAAGTAGATGAAGGAATCAACAATACTGGCAGGTATATCTAAAGTTTGAATTATACCTCATAAATGCTATGATTTTCTATGAGGAAGCAAGTTGTCATCTTGTTTGGTTTTAAAATTTAAAATAAATAAGGTGGTGAAATAAATAAATGGCTACAAATACTAAAAATGTAATCGTTGGCGCAGCATCATTGTTCACATCAGTTGGAAACAGCTCAAACAATAATGGTCGTCCAACAACAAAGCAATCAGATCTTTCAGCTCTTTTGCCAACAAACACATCAGCACGTACTGGACTACTTCAGTCTGCATTGTATCGTGAAGTTGGTTACACAACTACAGGTCTTGAGGTTTCATACGAACCAACATATGGTGAAGTAATGGTTGATCAACTTCTTGATGCAGCTCGTATTTTCAAGCAAACTCTAAAGGTTATGCTAAAGACAGAACTTACAGAAGCAACTCTTGAAAACCTACAGTTCTCATGGGGTCAAATGGATAGCGTATATGTTGCAAACTCAACTGGTTCAGTTGTTAACGTTCCAACATTGCTAAACAATGATTCTGCTGTTAACAGCACACCAGATACACCAGCAGCAACATTAAACGTGGCTGCAGGTGCTCTAGGAGATGCTCCAGTAGAGCGTGTACTTATTGCAGTTGGACAAGCTCCAGCTCAAATTGGTACATCTGCTGCATTTAATGATCCAGCAGCTACAGGTTCAACACCAGTAGTTTCAGTTGGAACAGGTTCAACAACAACTGTTGCACGTAACAAAGAACGTGTATACGTTGCACGTCGTGTTGTTTCAATTGATACAACAATGCATGCACTAAAGCGTGATGCAGCAACTGTATTCCCAGTCAACTTCCGTTGCCTACCAGATTCAGATGCAAGCTATGCAGGTTCAGAATACGGTGTTGTTATTGACCGTGTTTACGGAACATTCTAAAAAAACTTAATATACAATTTAATATTGATTCAAGCCCCGTCAGAAATGACGGGGCCTCTGAATTTGTCTTGACCATATATATTGGTATAATTTAACTAAACAAAGGAGCTATAAATTGGCAACAGCAGTATATGATATAGTAGAAATTGAATTAAGTGATGGAACAACCATTACATTAAAACCTCTACCAATAAAACAACATCGTGTTTTTATGGATATTATTAATAGCATCCAAGGATTGGAAGATCAATCAGAGCAAGCAGCAATGGATGTATTCATTAAAGCATCTATGGAATGTTTAAAGGCTGCAAGGCCCGACCTTGGAACAAATAGGGAAAAGTTTGAGGAAATTATTGAAATTCCTACAATGATGAAAATTCTTGAAATTTCTGGTGGTTTAAAGTTGACTGACCCAAACCTTCTGGGAGCGGCTCTAGTTGGGACGAACTAGATCTAAGCTCCTTGGAGTCCGAAGTTTTCTTGCTAGGCCATTGGAAAAATTTTGACGAGATGGAATCTAATCTTTCAATTGATGAATTACTAGCAATATTAAATGCATCAAGAGAAAGAGAAAAAAGGGAGAGAACGTTTTTAGCAGCAATAAATGGTGTTGATCTTGAGCAAGAGCAAAAAGATGCAGAAGATGTTACAGTGTTAATGTCATCAAATATTGCAAGCAAGGAAGGTTTTGGAATAGGTGAAGGACTCGGCTTTATGTCACAAGAATGATGGGGGTGCTAAGTAATGGCAAAAATAGAACTTAATATAGTTGCCCTTGGCGATTTTTCTTCAGTTAATTCACAAATTAAAGCCTTACAAGCACAAGTTGCTTTGCTTCAACAGGGCATGGGCAATGTTGCAATTGATTCAAGTCTTGCAAAAAATTTAAACAACATATCAAAAGGTTTTAGCCAAGCCCTTACCGCTACAGGACAATTTAGTCTTTCAACAGTTCAAGCCACTAGTGAAATTGAAAACTTTGGAAAATCATTACAAAAAGGAACCCTAGGGCTTGGCAATTATTTCAATATCCTTTCACGTAAAAATTCAGTTGCTACAACTAGTGTAAAAGAATTAGCTTTAGAGCAAACAAAACTACAAAATTCTGTTATTATGGCAGATCCTTCAAAACAAGGTTTTTATTCAGTATTTACTCCAAAAACAATTAATGCAGTTTCAAATGCAACAAAAATTGCTGCTAATGAACAAAACATCTATAACATTGCAGTAAACAAGGGCTCCCAAGCACTTATTAATTGGGGTAAAAATACACAATGGGCGGGACGTCAGCTAACAGTAGGTATGTCTGTTCCGTTATTGTTATTTGCTTCACAAGCAACATCAGCATTTAAAGATGTAAACGTAGAACTTACAAGGCTTCAAAGACTTTATGGTGAAGGTTTGACCCCTCCATCACAAGCAGAGCTTGACAAAATTTCAACACAAGTTGTAGATTTGGGTAAAAATGTTGCAAGCAGTATGGGTCTTGCAGTTAAAGATACTGTACAAGTTGCAGCTAATTTTGCTGCTATGGGTCGTCAAGGTCAAAACCTTCTAGATACTACTTATCAAACACAAAGACTTTCTAAGCTTGGAGCAGTTGATGCAACTGCAGCAACTAATACTGTTGTTGCTCTACAAAATGTTTATAAGGTAAGCACTACACAACTTGCTGATGCAGTTAATTTTCTTTCAGATATTCAAAAGCAAACCACCATGACTCTTGGTGATATGACAGAAGCTATTCCACGTGTTGGTCCAATTATGCAACAGCTAGGTGGATCATATAAAGATACAGCAGTAATGCTTGTTGCAATGCGTGAAGCAGGTATTCCAGCAGCACAAGCTGCCAACGCAGTAAAATCTGCAATTGCATCTTTAATCGCACCAACAAAAAGTGCGGTAACTGCAGCACAACAATTTGGTATTAGCTTAGAGGCAGTAAGACATGCTGGCTCCCCAGTACAGATGATTGAAAAATTGCAAGAAGGACTTAAAGGGCTTGCTCCACTTGCAAAAGAACAAGTAATTGACAAAATTTTTGGTAAGTTTCAATTTGCTCGTGTATCAGCTCTTCTTGACAATTTTGGACAAATTGGATCTCAAACACAAAATGCTCTTAAAATTGCAGGAGCAACTTCTGCAGAATTAGCAACTCTTGCAAATCAAGAAATGAAACAAGCAACCGAATCTCCAACTGCTAAATATCAAAGAGCAATTGAAACATTTAAAGCAGATCTTATTCCTGTAGGACAAAAACTTATTCAAATTGGTACAAGTTTATTAAATTTTGCAAATTCAGTTAGCAAGCTATTTAGTGGATTACCAGGCCCACTTAAGTCTGTAATGGGAGCACTTGCAATTGGGGTAGCTTTGTCAGGACCTATTATTATGTTAACTGGTTTGCTTGGAAACTTTGTTGGATACTTAGTAAAAGGTATTTTTAATTTAAGACAATTAGCAACAGGCGGTAAAACATTAGGTCAACTATTAACGCCAGAGTTAATTGCAGCTCAAAATGCAAATGAATTATTTAATTCTGGTCTTGTAACAAGCGTTGATGAAGTAGACCTACTTAATTCTGCAATTCAACAATTAACCATAAGTATTCAAGAACTTGTTGGAAGCATGAATATGGGTGCTGGAATTGGTAACTTGACTTCTGCAGTTAGAAAATTTTCTAAGGGTGGAATAGTTCCAGGATCAGGGAATACAGATTCAGTCCCAGCTATGCTAACACCTGGTGAACTTATCGTGCCAAAAGATCAAGTAGAAGATGTAAGAGCAGCATACGGCGGGAATTTTTATTATAAGAGCAAGAGCGGAAGCATAAGAAAAAGAACAGATGTACAATTAGCTCATTTAAATCAAGCTGCAGATTTATCTTCATATCCTTCTCAAGAACAATCATTGATAAGACAAGATACTGGATCTCCTGCAAATAAAAATGCAAGAGTTGAAGATGCTACTCATGCAGCATGGCATACAGAAATTAATCAATTAACTAATTCTGGAACATTAACTCCTCAACAGATGATTAAATATCTAAAAGGTAATACTCTGACTGTTGGTAATGGTGGAGAGCTTAACCCAAATATGCAAATTACAGATGCAATGGGCAACCCAGCCTCTAGATCAATTACTCATAATCCTGAAAGAGCATATAGTCATCTAATGAATACAATGGGCATTAATGACCCAGCTGCAAGAAAATCATTTGCAACAGATCTTGATAAAAAATTAGTAAGTCATCTTGAGTCTTTACCAGCAAGTGTTAAATCTTTAAGTGATTTACCAACAAAAACAAGTCAAGCCTCAGCAGCAGCTTTTGGCAAAGTATTTAAAGATACTGCACAAGCTCATGGATATTCAACTACAGCATTAGAAAAACCACAAGAAGTTAGAGTAACTGGAGCTTCTGGAAGTGGATCTACAAGATATTTTTCAAAATCTAATGAATCTTATTCAGCTTCATTAGCAAAAGTTTTGGGAGGAAGAAGTAATAAGTCTGCTCTAGAAACTATTGGAAATATAAACCAAGCAGGTTTTGCATCACAACTAGGTACACAATCTGCAGTTGATGCAGGTAAAAACTTTAGTGCTTCTGTAGCACAAGGAATAAAACAAGAAACAAGACAGGTAGTTACTGCAGCAGAAGAACAAACAAAAGCGGCCGTTCAAGCAACTAGTTTAGAAGAAGCATTGGCAAGTGGTAGCAGTGCAGGATTGCTTGCAAAAGGCAAGGGAATTCTTACAAAGCCAGGCGGAGGATTAAGCACTACTGGTAAAATTGGTGGATCTGCTGCTCTTATGATAGCTGGACCTATGCTTTCAGGAATGTTGCCAAAAGGAAGCGATGCACAATCAATTACTTCTTCTGCTGCAACTATGGCGGGAATGGGGATGATGTTTGGCGTTCAAGGAGCTGCTATTGGTGCAGCACTTGGAGTAGCTGTAGGAGGATTTAGTGCTTTAATGAAAGCAGAAAAAGAACATCAACAAGTTATTCGTTCAACATTTACGGCAAGTGAAAATGCAATTAAGTTATTTGGCGGAACAGTTAAATCTGCAGAAAATAAAGTAATAACATTTAGCACAGCAATTGCTGGCAGCGGTTCAGATGCAATGAAGGCAAAAACAGAAATAGATAAATATGTTCAAGCTCTTTCTCAATTGCCAAAAACAGATTCTAATGCTATTACAGCAAAAGCAATTGCTGGGTATAATTCTCCAAAAGCAATTATTGGAACATTAAAAGCACAAGCTGCAGCAGATGTTGCTGCAGGAATGGATCCAGCAGGAGTTAAGAATATGGTATCTGCAATGCTAGAACTTGCAGGAAAAAGTAATTTAACAGCTGCAGCATTAAGAGAAATTATTCCAGCAACAAAAGATGTAGAAACTGCAAATCAAACATTAACTCAAAAATTAGTAGCAAATGCTGGAACCCTAGGTCAATGGGCATACCCACTTACACTATCTTATTCTTCATTAAATACTTCTCAAAAAGCCTTAGCGGACCAATTTCAATCTCTTGCAGTTGATGCAATTACATCATCAACAAGCATGAAACAAACAAATATTGATATAAAAAATATTACAAGTAGTGGGTTAAGTGCTACAGATCAATTAGGTTATTTAAGAGCGGGTCTTTTAGCAGCTGGGCAAACACCTCTTGCAAATCAATTAATAAAAATTAATGCAGCAGGGATTAATCTTGCAAATTCATTAAGCATTGCTAAAGTTGCTGCTGCAGGATTGTTTGCAAATCAAAATGTTCAAATAGATGGAAAGACAGTTAATCTTGATACTCCAAACGGATGGAGATATTTAAATGAGCACCCTGAAATTTTGCAAGGATATTTAGATAAACTTGATAAAGCTAATGCTGCTAAAAATAAAGCAGCAGGTAGCGGGTCAAAAGTTACAACAGGAAAAGATCCAATTACATCTACAGTAGACGCAGCTACAGTATTAGAAAAGAAATATAAAACTTTATTACACAGTGATCAAGCACGTATAACTTATCTTGAAAGACAAGATAAATTAATGAATGACCAAAATCAAAAAGCACAAGATGCTATTGATCTTGCTACAAAACAAACTGATTTGCAAAACCAAATCCGTAAGGCTATAGCAGGTGGAGATTATTTACAGGCAAACCTGTTGCAACAAAACATGCTTGCAAATCAAGATACATATAATCAAAAAATAATTACAAATGCCAATACAACAAAGATGGATACACTAAGACAAAATCTTGCAGACATTCAAGATCAAATTTCACAAGGAATAGACCCAGGCTCAAAAGTTGTTAATAATTTAGTAAAAGCTGCAAATTCAACCAAACTTGGAACCTATCATTTAGGAACAGTAAATGTTCCATCTGCAGTTCAGTATGGATCTGCAGCACAAATGGGTATTGCAGCAAGTAGTTCTCCAAACTTTAATATTGTTATAAATGGAAGTGGTTTAAATCAACAACAATTAACTGCAGCTATGGAAGATTTTTACAATAAAATTAAAGTTCAAAATGGAATGTCTCAAACTCGTTCAAAGGTAGGTTGATAATGCAAATTCAGGCGGGAATACAAGTATCATTAGACCAATCTACATGGTATAAATTAACAGATCATAATCGTCAACCAATTAAAGTTGCATATGAGGTTATTGATAAAACAGCTAGAATGGCAGATGGAACATTAAGAAGATATGTAATTGCAAGAAAACATAAAATTACAGCATCTTGGAGAGATGTTCCAAGCTTAACATCAAATGCTGTAGATTATATATTGGGAGATTCAACATCTGGAAAAGCTGGGGCTTGGATGAAATCTTTCTATGAAGCAAATGTCTTTACACCAATATATGTTAAGTTAATTATAGCGGGAGAAACAAACCCGTCTTCTGGAAATGCACCAAATGAAAATACTTATTACTCTTCTTTAAATGCCCCCAATTCTTCCACGGTTTATCAAGCATACATAACCTCTTTTGATTATGAACAAACAAAAAGAAATGCTGCTGGACAATGGACATCATCTGGCGGGGTAGGATATGATTTAGTAAATATCAATATAGAATTTACGGAGATCTAATGCTAGGAAGTTCAGTTGTTAAACAATATTTTTCTACTAATACACAACATAAGGTAATTCCAACAGTTTCTGCAGAATGGAACTATAATTTATTTTATGCTCCATATGCAACATTTTCTGGAGATGGATCTCAGGTATATACAAACTGGAACACACCCAGTAGTTGGACAACAACAAATTGTAGTGTAGTTTATGACACATCTTTAGGAAAGCCATCAACTGTTTATACAGATGGAAGTGCTTTAAAATTTACTACATCTGGTCAAAATGGATCAGGAACTTTAACAATATTGCCAGCATCTGGAACATCAGTTTCAAATGCTTATAAAATTACTTTTTATGCTAAAACAACACAAGATGTAGAGGTAACTTTATCTGCATTGACAGCTATAGGAACAGACGGGCATAGAACAACTTCAACATCTCATGTTATTGATAACACAATATGGACAAAATTTGAGGTTTATGTAACTTCTTTACCAACTCAATCTGCATACTCATCTTTTAATTTAACCCTTGATTTTACATCAAGAGATACAACTATGGCTTCATTGGTTCAACCAGCTCCAAGTAATTATAGTGTTTTGATTGATCAATTTGAAATATTTCAAACAACAGACTTTGATTATCAATATGGTAAGACTTGGCCAACATCTTCTCCTTTTAACATTTTTAGACCAGGCGAAAGTTATGTCCCATCAGGAAATCCATTAACACCCCTTCCTACAAACTTTAGACAAATTAAAACATCTTTTAATAATTCTTCTTGGAATTATCAATCAATGCCTTGCAGCCCTATAACGTATCACCCACATATTTTAGGATCTTCTAATTCAAATCCTTTGTATAAAAATGGCATAGTATCTGATTATACAACATATAAGTATTTTGTTTCAGATGGAAATACAAACTCTTTAGGAGCATTATATGATACTTTGCTTGCAACAAATAAAATAGTTTTAAAATTTAATACACAATATTCAACTCCAACAAGCGTTTCTGTCAATCTCTATAACACAGTTACAGGCTACTCTATAAGCATATCTATAACAAATAGTGATATATTAAATGGCGTTTGTATTATTTATCTACAATCTAATGGAACTTGGCTTACTACAAGTCAAGGCGGGGCTTGGACAACAATGCCTACATTTGATAATGCAACAGGACAAATAACACTATATCAAAATATCAATAAGATAGTTGTTCAACAAAATTCAGCATCAATAAATTCTGCATATAATAGCCCATCCAACGATATATCTAATAGCACAATGAATGGGGTCAGTTATCCAGGAAGATATACACAATATCAAAAAGATTTAAAAAGACTTCAAGTTATTGAAATATCTCCAAGAATTGAATTAGATCTATCTAATTTTCTTGTAGATATCAGTACACAAAATGAACTAGATAATAAGCAAAGCCCTCTTCCAATTTCTGCAATATCTTCTAATAATGCAACTATTAACTTAACAACTATTCCATTAAATATAAGCAATCAACCATTAAGCATATTTTCTAATAATTCTTCAACATCCCCGCTTGCAGGACTGTTTAAACAAAATGTAAAAATTATTATCAATTATGTTATTAAAGATAACTTGTCTACAACGTTTAATTCATATACTGGGTTATCATCTCCAACATCTTCTGACTACGTTATTCCTGGAGGAGTTTATTATACAGATGTTTGGAATGTAAAGGACCTTGAAAGAGTTGAGGTTGTTGCTTATGATATCACAAAGTATTTACAGCTATTATCACCAACTGATTATGTATCTCAATCTCAAGACGCATTTAAAATAATTAGCAATGTTTTAGATTTTGCTGGATTTACAGATTATGATTACGACTCCCTTAGAAAAGTAACTTTAAACCAGACTAGTTTAATTGATGGCACATTATTGACTAACAAGCAACCAATGCATTCTTCATTTTATTATGTTGATGGATTGCAACAAAAAGTTTTTGACGTACTTAGAGAATTATTTGAGGTCTATCAAATAGGAGCGTATATAAACTCATACGGAGTTATGGAGTTTTTAAGCCTAGATAATATTTTAGGCAATACAACCCCAAACTTGTTGATTCATAATAACCCAACCCCCCAAGTAATTACAACTGGGCAGGGATATACAGATAATCTTACTGTAACAACCAACATAACAGAGGGAACATATATTGAAACAATTAAATCAAAAATTGGTAAAGCAACGCTTAAATATAGAATTCCTCAAATTAATAAAACTTTGGCTGTAAACGGATCTTCAGGTAACGCATCTTTGGAAACAGAGCTAATTGATAAAAATGATATTTTATGGGAACTAAGCAAAGACTCTGTTGTTACTTTTAATTTTTTAAATCAATCTATACCTAATTATTCTCAAAATTATTTTTATCTTAATCCAGATGACTTAAAAAACTTGTTCTCACAATTTAGCATAGATCAAGATGGATATGCAATTATAGAGGGAGAAATTGTAAGCTTTAAAGATAAAGAATTTCAATTCAGTATCACACCAGAAGCCAACCCTTCATATTCACAAATAAATCCTTATCCACAAAATTATAACGTTATAATCAATAGTGCATCACAGCTTCAAACGGCAATTTCTGATTTTTCAGCAAGGGCGGGATTTGGTGGATCCATTAGCTATAAGCCAACAGGTAAAATAGCAAATGTTGAAAGAGGAATGTTTAATACTCCAGTTAGATCACATAACATTATTTCAAATAACAATAATAATACAAATGATTCAAACTCTTTGTATTCAAAGATGGTATATGTTTCTGGAGACTATCCAACTGTTGCAAACAATCAAATTTTTATGGGGGCTTCTACAGTAGGAGTTAAAAATATTATTAGACCATTAAATGAAGAAAGCTCCAATGTTTCAATATCTCCAAATGATGGATCAAGCTCAACAGTAAAAGATTATTCATATAAAACTTTTTCTTGTAAAATGGTTATAGGCCCAGAGTCCAATAAATCTTTTCAAAATGGACTTGGCGGGGGGCTTGTAATAGGTCTTAATTCTGGAAACCCTACATATATTGAGATAAGACAAGATACACAAAATAAGCGTAAAGTTGTAAATAAAAAAGGAGTTACAATTACATCTAACTCCTATTTCTTGTATGTATATAATAACTCAGGATCATTGCTTGGAACCACTCAACGTCCCCTTCCATATGTTGAAATAAGCAGTGCATTGTTAAATGATGTTCAAGCATATCCTCAAGATTCCCCATTTGCACAATTTGGAAGAACAGTTAATTTAAAATTTGTTAAATTAGATTCTAAATCTACAAATAATGAATATTTTAAAATTTATTTAAATAATCATGAAATATCAGTTCCTACATTATCAACAAATATTGATACTTCGGGAACATATGGAATATTCTCTCAAACAACAATACCTGGAACATCTGGAAGCATTGCATTTACTGAATTGTATGCAACTCAAACACCTTTATATAATGCATCAACTTGGTATCATTGGGAGTTACCAAGTTTTGCAAACACTCTTTCTTCAAAAAATAAAACTTTTGAATTAAATTATGTGATGCAAACAGTTCCTGAAGTTATAGGGGTTAGTTATTTTGACGTTCAATATAATTTAGCTCCAGCCTTAAATGCTCGCCCAGTACCCTCCCCATATTCTTGGTACTATTATGTTCCCGTTCAATCAACAACAACTTCATCTTTAGCACCACAGGAAATTTTAGAGTCTATAAATTTACGTGAAGATTCACTATCTTATTCTAATATTTATAATTCTGGATTTAGAGGAAGGTTTTCAATTATTAATAGTTCTCCTTCTGCAATATGGATTAAAAAAGTTCCAGATTCTAAAAATCCAATAGATGTTGGATACCTAGTTAATACAAATAATCTTATTGCTTTAAGCAACGAAGTTTCCATAGAAAAAATCTTTGATCCAGCTAATATTTCTCAGAGTATAGAAATTACATCAAATTGGGTACAATCAGAAAATGCTGCATTAGGAATTTTAAAAAATGTATTTAGGGCAAATGACGGATTTAGTAGAGATACAAAAATTTCAGTATATGCAAACCCTTTGTTTGAAATTGGTGATGTTGTAACGGTAAATTACACATTTAAAAATATAGTAAACAAAAAATATTTTGTTCAAGGCGTTGAACAACGTTTTCAAGATACATTTTTAACAACCTTGACGCTAAATGAGTTACCAAATAGCTAATAATGATATAATATAAACGGAAAGGGGGAAAAGTGACTATATCTACAAGCACAAGAAAAGTAACTACCGTGCCTACATCTACGGAAAAAAGACGTACCCTATACATATCAAGCATAGACCCTAGAAATACTCCAAAATATATAGCTAGTTATCCAGGTCAAGTTATTGTATTAACTCAATCTGAATATCAAAGATATTTAAAAACTCAAAATGTTTCTAATCCTAGTAATGAAGACGTACTTGCAGAGTCTGGAAATACAGTTGCAACTTTACATCCCCCAACAAGTCTTTATGCCAATGTTAATGATCCTGCATATATAACTGAAGTTACAGGAAATAATGGAAACACTGTTTGGCAATTAAAAATTTCAGTTGACCCATCTATTGATGATGTTAGTACTGATGGACCTATAACTTATGAAGCTATTGCAGTTGCTCCAGATCCAACTACAACTTCAAATAAACAAGCAGCGGGAGGTACACAAAGTGTTTCTCCTAAAGGAGTAATTGTTCCTTCAACAACCGTACTTCCTGGAGTTTCTTTATCTACAGTAACAATTGTAAGTGCCACAAATGGCTTAATTAGAATTAAATGGAGCTCTGTTCCAAAAGCAATAGGTTATGAAATAACAGTTATTGGAGCAAACTTGCCATATACAAATGGACAAACTTCTTTTGTTTATAATTCTCCATCTACAGCAACAGAGACATTGCACGATTGGAAAATATCTCCAACAGTTCCATTACAATTTTATGGAAATTATACTTTTAAAATTGCTGCAAAGTATACTTCATCTACAACTAAGGCGGTGACAATTGGACCAATCACAATTTTTTAAAGGAACATATATTTTTAAACAAAACGGTTTAGAAATAGGAAGATCTGAAAATTTAATTACTACTAATGGTAGAAAAATCTTGCTTCAATATTTAGCTGGCGTTAAATCTGATTGGGCTTCAGATTTATGCATAGGGGCATTAAATACATCTGTAAGCTCAGCAGATATTGAATTAAATTTTGAAACAGCAAGGGTTCCTGTAACTTTAAAAACTTATCAATCTGCAACAGCATCAAATCCAGATTTAATTGTAATAAGAGGAACTCTTCCAGAAAACCTTTATGCAAATATTTATGAAGTAGGGTTATACCCAGAGCATAGATCTACAGATGTTTCAAATAGAAGCAATCAAATTATTACAGATTTTTCTGATTTAACAAACTGGTATGCATCGGTTAATAATAATACTCAAAATATTTCAAATCAAGGAACAGTTTATTTAACTGGATTTATGCCTCAAGCAGCAGCATCGCCAAGAATTGGCGGGTTTTCAATAGGCATGGCTCCAAACACACTATATACAAACAATACATTTAATTTTAGTTTGCTAGGATATACAAATGTAGATACATTACAGATTCTTGCATACAATACAGTAGCTGGAAATTTAACAATAACAATGGTTGATAATTATAACAATTCATATGTTTTTCCATATACCCTTCAAAACAATTCTGATTATCAATCTTTAAATGTCAATATGCCTTCAAACATATATAATTCAAATCAAATTACATCAATTTCTATAGCTACAGACAATACAGCTTCTCTTACTATTGATGCTATTAAAACTTCAGTAACTCAAGAATTATCAAGTACAGATTATATAATTAGTAAGTCTTTACTTACAACCCCAATTGCAAAAATTTATGGCACACCATTGGATATAGAATATTACGTACAGGTATTATAGGGCGGGGGTGAAATAGATGAGCGTAGGTACAATTGGTAACTTAAGCATAAATGCTTATACAAATTATATAACCCTTACTTTTGCAAAACCAGCAAATACAACAAAATATGTTATTTCATTAACAGATGTTGTTCATGGATATAATCCAGAACCAATTACCATTTATGCCTCTGCTTTTGGCTCTACAATTACATTTGATTTTCCAGGTTTAAATCCAGGCTATAAGTATTATGTATATGTTACTCCATATAATGGTAGTACAGCTGGAGTAACAAAACAATATCAAAATTCATCTTCACAAAATCTTGTTATATTGCCAGTTGCAAAAACAACAACAGTTTCTGTAACTCCTACAGGATCAACTAACAATAATACACAAACTCCAGGACCTGGACCAGTAACAACAAAAAGCCCTACAGGCCAAACATTGGATCAAGGAATCATAACTCCATCTCCATCAGCTGGATCAAATACTCCAACCAATAATCCTCCAGCAGATATAGCTTCTACAAATAGAGTTTTAGTTGACGTTAGTACCGAGTTATCTCCAAATCAAAATTATGATATTAAAGTAAGAGCGGTTTCAACAGACAGTTCTGGCAATACTATTTTTTCAGAATGGAGTAATCCATTCAATATAACAACTCCCGCTTTTTCTGCAAGTGGTGCAAACTTTAATTCACCAAATGTAAATACTAACACTCAATTATCTGGCGGTGCAGTATATGCTGGTACTTTTTCAGATGCTGGAAGCATAGATGTAGTAAGCGGAGTAACAACTGGAACAGGCGTTGTATTAAATCAAACAGGTTTAGCTGGATATAATAATGGAGTAAAAGAATTTTATATTGACGCATTAACTGGAAAAGCATACTTTGCTGGACAAGTTACAGCAGGAACAATTAAGATTGGACCAGGAGTTGGCACAAGTGGTCAAAATGGTATATATATAAATTCTAAAAATTATTGGTATGACGATGGTTCTTTTTCTGCAACAAGCATAGATGTTGCAGGTACACTATTAAACACAACAGATGCAGCAAGTATTCCAAAGCCTAATGCTCCAACAGGACTAACTAGTTCTTGGACTGGAACAACATTAAATGTTACTTGGAGCTGGACGGCGGGATCACCAGACTTTTCAAAAGACTTTATTTTATCTTTTACGGAAGGCAGTGCAACTAAATCTGTAATCCTTCCTATATCAGCAAGATCATATTCATTTAGTTTAGCTGAAAATAAGTCTATGTTTGGTTTTGTTTCTACTTCAATTAATTTAAGCATTGTTGCAGAAGATAGATTTGGAAATCAAAGTACTGCTACAACAGCAGCAGCAGCAACATATGTTCCGTCTTTAAGTGCTCCAACAATTACAGTTTCTTCTGTTACAAATGGATACAGCGTAGCATGGAATTCACAAACAGATCCTTCTTTTAATGCAATATCAATTGAAGAAGTTGAATCAAGTTCAAGCACAAATCCAGGAACTGGATATAACGTTGTATATGCTGGTACATTAAATCCATCAATTATAATTTCACCAAATACAAATAAAAGGTGGGTAAGAGCAAGATTTGTTGATACAATAGGAAACTTTACAGCATATTCAACTGCATATGCTATAACACCAACATCACCCGTAACAGTAAATACTACTTCGCCAACCGAAGTAACTATCGGAACGGTGTCTTGGTCGGGAAACAATATTGTTGTACCATTTACAATACCATCAACAAATGCAGGAATTAGGTATTTAATTAAATTAACTGCACCAAACTCACAAATAGGATATTTTTATTTTTTCCCAAATGGCACTTCAAATTTAAATCAATCTTATACAATAACTAAGTCGGAAATATTTGCACAATTTGGTCAATATTTCTCATCTTTCTCTGGAGTAATGTTAAGTTATTCAGTAACAGATGTACCAAGTAGCGGAGTTTCTTTTAACGTTCCAGCAAGAGCAAACGGATTATCTGGAATAACTCCAACACCAACAATTATTGCGGTAGTTGATGGATATGCTCTAACGTTTGATTTTTCAACTGTTCCAGCAACATATGCTGAAGTTTATGAAAAATTTACAAATACGTCTTGGCCAACACAACCCCCAGATGCAATTACAATGTCATATGTTTCTGGCGGATCAACAAATGCTACAACATTAACGGTAAATAATGTTAAAGATAATGATGGCAATACATTAACATCTGTGATTGATGGATATATTATAACTGGAACGGGAATTCCAGCAAATACTTATGTATCCTCAGTATCTGGATCTGCTCCAACATTTACTTTAACCCTAAGTAATCCATTAACAACCCAAGCATCAGGCACTTATTCAATGCAGGGCCTCGTGTACTCTGGTCCAAGTCCAGCTAATATATTTAATAATTTATATGTTCCAACATCAGTGGTTATAAGATATTATGATGATTTTGGTAATTCTTCTTTGACATCTGCAGCATTAACAATAACACCTATAAACCCTGCATTAAGTCTTATTCAAAATGCTGTACAAGTAGGCGGAACTGCAGGCGCAATATATGTTGGCTCATCTTCATCAACAGGCGCAAGAATACTGCTTGGCGTTGATTCATATTACAACACTAATAATTCATACTCAGGAATATTTGCTTATGATGGATCCGCAACAACTGGAACATCACCAACTACATCAATAATATCAAATGCTGGTTCAGGCGGATATACATTTTCAACTATCAATGCAAAGATTGCGGACTGGGCAATATCATCAAATAAAATTGAAAGTTTACTTATAAGTGGAATTACAAAATATACTGGATTGTCTGCATCTAATACTAATTATGCATTTTGGGCAGGTGCAACAAGTTCTTCAAATTCTGACAATACCGCCCCATTTAGCGTAACACCTTTAGGTGCAGTTAAAGCAAGTAATATAACGATAAGTGGCGGACAATTAGATGTCGGTGCTTCTTCTTCTAATCTTTCATCAGGTTTTCACGTTACATCTGCAGGAGTTATGTATGCAACAGGCGCAATAGTTAATGGAACTATTACAGCAACAGGCGGTAGCTTTTCTGGAAACGTTTCAATAGCATCAGGAATAACAGGCGGGGCTTCAATATATTCTGGAACTCTTAATTCAAATGGATCATTAACGTCTGCAGGATTTATATTAAATTCAACAGGATTAACATTTAGTAATTCAACTACACAAGGAATTACAACTATTGATGCTACAACTGGTTTGTTTACAACTAAATCAGCAAATATTGGTGGTTGGACAGTTGGAAATCCAAATATTACTGCAACATCAGGAACTGGCACAATTACTCTTGATTCAACAAATGCAAAAATTACTGCAAATACAACAAGTGGGTCAAGTTATTATGTTGGATTAGCAGCACCATCAGCTACAAATACAACAGTTTTATGGGCGGGAAATTCAGCAACTCCTTCATCAAATGCTTTTTATGTAAATGCTGATGGAACATTACATGCTTCTAATGCTACAATATCTGGAGCAATAACTGCTACAAGTGGAACATTTACTGGATCAATCACTGCGTCTACAATTACAGGTTCATCTTTTCAAACTTTAACTTATTTAACTAGCGGTCAAGGTGTAAAAATAAGTAACAGCGGCTCAGATGTAATTTCTTTTAGTTATGGAGCATCTCTTGCAGGATCAATTTTAGGATATAGCTCTGGAATAATTCAAATGCAAAGTGCTGATAATAGTTCTTATGTAAGTTTATCTAATGGAAATTCAATAAGCATTGGAACAAATACAGGCGGGTCTTTATCTTTAAATTCTACATCAGCACAATTAATATTTAGTACAAATTCTTATCTTAGTGCCACTTCAGGAGGAGTAACCGTTGGTAACGCATCTGGAATAGCAACAGCAGGATTAAGAAATATTGTTGCAGCATCTGGCTCAAATCCATATACAGCATCATCATCAAATGTTGGCTTAATAGTATTGGTTTATTAATATGCAAATGCAAATCAGCGGAAGTAATGTTTGGAATACAATAAAATCAATTTTTATAAGTGGAAGCAATGTTTGGAATACTGTTAAATTTGCTTATATAAGTGATGGTTCTGTTTGGAGACAATTTTATTCTTCATTTCTTCAGATAGCTCAAACAGTTACAATATCTTCATCTTATAATACATCATCATTATTAAACCTTACTGGAACAAATTATCGTTGGTCTCCATCGCCAACAACATTAACGTATTATTTTGATTGGTCTTCAGATAATGCTAACTGGTCAGCTATGACTTCTGGATCAACAACAAATCCATCAACATCAACTTCAATTGGTACATATACAATAGCAAATAATTCAAATTATTGGGTAAATGGCGGTACAGCATATTATCGTTTTAGAGTTGTAGCACAAGATTCATCAGGAAATTCTTATACATCAACATCAACCAACGCTAGTCAATATGTTCCAGGACAACCCAATGTTAGTCAAACTTCAGTAGGAACAAATTCTATTCAATTTTATGTAAATCAATCTTCTACAGACTATGTATATACTAATAGATTTATTATTTATTACTATGATCTTGCCACATCAACATTTTATTATGGAGTAAATGGAGGCGGAGGCTATACTGATAATACAAATGGTCAATATTTTACTATAACAGGATTAGTTTCAGGAAGATCATATATTATATATGTAATTCCAATTACTGGAACTACAGGAACAAATATGTCAAATTATACTGGATATGCAGGAACTGCGGGAGCATTGGTTGCAACAACACAAAGCTTGCCAGCACCTGGGGCAATATCTGTTTCTAGAACTGATTATTCATATTTAAATTCATATTCAGGGTATGGTGGTAGCTCTAGTGGATATTATTTTTATTACAGCTCTCCTTATCAATATTATGGCTCATCAGCAACACTATATTCTAGTAATGCAACAAGTTGGACTGTATACATATATGATGGTCGTGGAAATTATTATACAACCATAACGGGAACAGGAAATTCAATTTTTGTATCAGAATATTGGGATGATTCCGTACATGGAACTTTTGCAGGTTATTATGCTTATGCATCTAATTCCGTTGGTACCGCCAGTACATATTTTCAAATTTAAGGAGAAAAAATGATAAATCAACTAAATATAGATCAAAAAAAATATATTTTAGAAAAAAGAATTGGTATGTGGAAATCAAATCAAAGCTATATTAAATTTGAAATAGATAAAGAAAAGTCTTTAGAAATCCCCGATCAATCAAAAATAGATAATTTAAATAATGATTTAAATATAATTTTGAGCAATATTCAAGTTTTAAGCACAGAATTAGAAAATCTGATATAATAAGGAAGGAGGAAAAATGGCAACTACACTAACAGACAATGAAAAAGCATCAATCATCAATAATCATTTGAGTAATCTATATTTTGGTCAATATAATATAGAGCTAAGCTTAAAAGAAGAAAATGCTAAAGCCACTCCAGATGAAAAAGTCATTTCTAATGTAAATAATCAACTTAACGATATTACAAAACAAATTGATGTTTTAAATGCAGAACTTGCAACATTAACAATAACTAATTAAAGGAATATAATGGAAAAAGCAGAATTAGTAATTACTGCTCTACAACAACGTATTGGTGAACTTGTTTCAAACTATGAAACTCAAATAGCCATACTCAGAGCAGAATTAACACAACAAATGCAACAATCAGAAGATAAGCAGAAAGCAATAGATGAATATTCTAAAGAACTTTCAGAAAAGACCGCCCCAGAAAATCTATAACCCATCAGTACCAAGTGGTTTAATTGCTCATACTGAAAAAGGTTATTTTTATGTTAAGGGTGGTAAAAAATTTAGGCTTGTATCTGAAAGAGCTACAATGTCATGGTCATTACCCATCATTAAAACAAATGATAATATGTTAAGTAAATTACTTATGTCTGGAACGTTAGGCTTTAGAGACGGATCTTTGGTTCAAGACATTTCAGATGGTAAAATATATCTTATAAGCGATTCAAAAAGACGACACATTTTAAGTCCAGATGTGCTAGAATGGATGAATACAGAAGTTATCAAGGCGGGACAACAAGAAATTCTTGTCCACGAAGAAGGGGATCCAATAAATGAGTAGTAACAAGATTATTCAATCAGACAATGCAGTTATTGACTATACAACTATTTCAGTATTAATTGATACAGTAAATAAGCAACAAGATCAAATTGATCAATTAATTGCAAATGCTACAAATGTTATAGTTAATCCTGATGGAAGTACCGCATCTGGAAAACAAGTTATTGATTCAGGACATACCCTTTATGCAGGAGCAACAACAAGAGTAACTTTTAAAAAAATTTTTACTTCACCTCCAGATGTTGTAGCATTTTGTTCAAGTCAAGATGGAGTTGTAAGAACAGCATATTTAGGAAAAGCAACAGTTCCAACTAAAACATATGTAGATGTTAATGTTAGCCCAGCACCGCCAAGCTCAAAAGGATATATTTGGTGGATTGCAGTAGGAAACGGATAGTGTATGAACCTATCAAAGCTTGGACAAAGCGGGATAGGAAAATAAGTCGTGAAGGCTATGTTTTAATAAAAGTACCAGAACAACCTAAAAATTTTAAAGGTTGGTATTATGAACACCGCCTTATAATAGAAAAACAATTAAATAGAATTATAGAAGATTGGGAAACCATTCATCATATTAATGAAGATAAGATGGATAACAGGTTAATTAATCTTTTTTTATGTTCAAGAATAGAGCATAATAAAGCACATGTTGCTTGACAAAAAACAATACAGTACGCTACAATTGATTAAACCTAGACAAAGGATTATATGAGTAATGATTTAAAATGGATGCTATCATCTGATCAGCAGTTCCCGTATCAAGATGACAAGGCCATTGAACTTTGGTTCAAGGTTATGAAATGGTTTAAGCCAGATGTTGTTGATTATCTTGGAGATACAGATGATCAAGCTTGCTATAGCAAATATACAGAAGGAAAGTCTGCAGAATTTATGCAGCTTCATAAAAATGATAGCAAAGATTTAATTGTTCCAATGATGCGACATGAAGCAAAAGGTGCAAGAGATTTTTATGCAAAAACCCGTGAGATGTTGCCAGAAGCACAATTATTTTCAGCTTTGGGGAATCACGATATTAGAATTTTTGATTATTTAGATAAAAAGCTTCCAGAATATCTTGCTGATATAACACCAGAATCTTTGTGGTCTTTAGATACCCTTGGTTATGATTATATTTATTATAATGAATTGCCTAAGCAAAGATTTGGAGACATCCATGTTCATCATGGACTTTCAATTGCTGACTCTGGGGCGGTAAGAAAAGATGTTCTTGATCTTCAAGTATCTTTAATTAGAGGACATTCACATAGAATTGCTTCGCATTTTGTTACATATGAACTGCCACTAGAAACAAATGGAAGAATTCTTCGTGGATATGAAATCGGTCATATGTGTGATGAAAAGTCTGCAGGTATGAATTACACACAAAATCATGACTGGCAAAAAGGTTTCGCAATTGCACATATTGAGAATGGTCAACATCCTCATGTACAAATTGTGGAAATTTCTCGTGACTACACATGTTATGTAGACGGGAAACTATTCTCTATATAAATAGGGGAAAAAATAGATGAAAAATTATATAAAAAAGGGTTTCAATTCCCGCCTAATTAAGGCATCATCTATCTATATCTTAAAAGGAGATAAAAAATGAATGCAAAGCGTAAAGCTCTTGTAGAGCACTATGTATATGCAACCGCTGCAGCAGCAGTGGCAATTTGGCAGGGTGGAAATCACGACGTCAAGAAGGTAGCATGGGCAGCACTTGTTGGTGTCCTAGGACCAGTACTCAAGGGTACTATTGACCACTTTAACGCACCAGCAAAGTAAGTTATAGATAAAACTTAATAATGCTTAATTGTAAAAAATGTACAGGACGAGTATTCGTTGATAGAGTTTATTCCCAGAACCTACGGGTTGAATTGTTCTGTGCTTTATGTGGGAAAAGATGGATGATCAAGAGAGATAATAGGTTTGGGTCATGGGTAGCAAGACAGGAAGAAATAGTACAACACGCCTACGGTATTTCTATCTAAACGGCAAGTTGCACAAAGTTCTACGTCGCTCTCGTGCAGAGGACCTTATTGTTGCATGGGATTATCAGTTGGGTAAGCGTGTTGCTTATAGTTTGGCAGATGTCAATAAAAATAAACAACACGCCTACCCCATCAAAGAAGTTGTCCAATTAATTGGAAAACATGAAGATACAATTAAAATGCATCTGTATAGAGGTGATTTAAAATTTCCTCAAAGAGTTTATTCTTTAAACGGAAATAAAACTCCAGGAAAATATTTTTGGAGTGAAGATAATATTAGAGAGATGCA